TCACTTTTTCGGTTTCACTTTTCTTCCGGCTCGGGACTTTCTCGGGACTTCGGGACTCGTTTCCGTCGCAGCCTCGGCCCTGGCTTCGAACTCGGCGCGCCGGCGCTGCTCGTCGGCGGGGCGCGTGTTCATGGCGGCGGCGACGTCGTCGGCCAGGGCGTGGGCGTAGAGCATCGTCGTCTTGATATCCTTGTGCCCGGCGAGATCCTGCACCGCCCGAATGTCCTTGGAACTACGCAAGGTGCGGGTGATGGCGGTGTGCCGAAGATCGTGGATGCGGAAATCGGTGACGCCAGCATTCTTCCGCATGCGGACCCAATAGCTGCTCAAGCCTTCATAGGTGATCGGGTAGCGCTTACCGCGCTGGAATTGCTTACCGCTCTTGGCGCAGGTCCGTGTGCGCTGGGCAACATAGGTGAAGACATGCGTCTTGTGGTGCCCGCGCAGCGGCCATAGCAGGGCGGTGATCTCCGGCGTGATCGGGATGATGTGCGGGTCCTCGCCCTTCTGGATGACGCGGATTAGGCCAGCGCCCCAATCGATCTGGGGCCACGTCAGCAACAAATTGGCCTTGCGCAGGCCGGAGATCTGGGCGAACTGCCGAATGGCGCGATAGTCGTCGCGCTCCTTGTCCTCGATCGCCTTTTCCTCGCCGAATCCAAGCTCGCGCACCCGGCCCTTACCTTCGGGGAGAAGGTGTTGGCTCCAGTCCGGCTCGTCCGGCAGTGGGATCTTCCAGACCCTCCGGGCGCGCGTGAGAATGCGGCGCAGCAATTGGGTCAGGGTGCGATTGACATAGGCGTTGGACACCAAGCCAAGCTCGGCCTTGCCATGACGGAACTCGGTGCGCCGCCTGGCGATCTTGCGCGCCAGCATGTCGTCGTCGATCTCGGCCAGCGTGGTTTCCTTGCCGAAGGCGGCGACCAGGCGATCAAGGTCACCTATCAGGTCATGCTCGGCGCTGTACTGGCCTTTTTCGTTCCAATAGCGCTCGACGGCCTCGTCGAGAATGGTGCCTGCGGCCCTTTCGCCGCCGCGCGCGACTCGGCGCCTCAGGCCTTCCTTTTCGGCCCGCTCGAATTCCTCTGCCTTTCGGCGCGTCGTTTCGCCAGTTGAGCCGTGAAACCGAGTACCTTTCCACTGGAAATCATAGTGGTAGTACGGCGAGTCGGCGCGCTTGTAGACGGACATTCCCGTCGCCTCATTCGTTCAAGAAACTCCACCACGTCCGCCAGCGTGAACTCGCGGCGCTGCCTTGTTAGGCCAAGGCCGGTCGAAACATAGCCGATATTTCCCGCTTTCGCATGGCCTCGCAAGGTCTTCTCGTCCATGTGCAGCAGGCGGGCGGTCTCCTTGAAGGAGAGGCTGACCCGGCCGGTGAAGGCCTCGCGCAGGGTATCGGGAATCTGCAGGGTCATATTGCACCGCCTTGGTGGGTGGAGCAGTGGCAACAATCTTCGCAACAACCATCGACGGCGCATTCCTCGCAAAAGTCCTTGCAGGTGCGCTCTGACTGGCCCCGCCGCTCGGCCTCCTCCTCAAGGAACGCCTTAGGCTCGGGCATGTCGGCCACGTCCAGATGGGGCGGAATACGAAGCGACGTCATAGCGATTTCTCCGGGTTCCTGGCGTCGAGGCCGCAGGCGCGCAGGGCACGAAAGAGCAGGTCATAGACGCCGCGTCGGGTGCGATGGTGGCCCTCGGCCAAGGCGGTGATGAGTTCCTCATCCTCGCCGGCCATGGCGCCATTGATGGCGGTGCCGTTGCTGGTGAGGCGTCCGCGCTTCCATGCCTGGCGCAGTGCGCCGGCGAAGGGCGGCGTTTTCTTGAGGGCGACGGCATAATCGGCCGTGCCGTCGAGCCGGGTCTGAACATTGGCGATTTCCATGATGCCAATGGTGCGGGCGCGGCTCTCGTCACCACCTGGGAGCAGGTCGAAGGTCACGCGGATCATGCTGCGCTCCTGGGAAAGGCGTTGTGTTCGATGCCGTCGAGCAGGCGGCCAGCGGTGTGCTTGCCGACCTTAAACATCAGGGCTGGCCGGATCTGATCCACCTCCGAGTAGACGCGTCGCCATTCCTGGCTGTAGGCGTCCTTAAAGTGAGCGCGCTCGGGCAGGTGCTGCCACTCACCCCATTGCTTGAAGTGAAAGGCGACGCCGGCCGCCGCGCACTGATCGCGCAGGCTGCGGGCCCAATGGTGATGCATGGGGCGGGCGCCAGGACCACTCTCGCCGCCAACGATCACCCAATCGATCGGGCGATACATGGGGCCTGCCGGCATATCGGCGAGGCCGAACCAATCCTTGAAACTCTCTTCGGCTTCCTCGACTGTCGGCTCGGTGTCCTTCCAGTTCGCCCACTCCTCTTCCCAGGTGGGCGCGTGCATGGCGTCATAGGTCCCGTCGCCGGTATCCAGGTCGCGAAGATCAAGCGGGCCGAGTAGTGGTTCGGCGGATATGAAGCGAATCTCTGCCGGCGTGTGAAGCAGATCCGGGATGCGCTCGATGGCCCGCTTCTGATCCTCGGCTGAGACGCCCAGCCAGACATTTGGCAGCGGCCAAATGTTCTGGTGCTCGGGCAAACCAATGGCGGTACCGATGCCGAGGTCTTTCGGGCTGATGAGCCAAGATCCCCGATGCCATGGCGCCTGCAGGTTCGGCATGGTTTCGCCGAGGGCGTGGCACGCGAAACCGACGACCTCATCGCGGTCCCGTTGGGTGAGATAAGCACGCATCCTGGCCGAGCGCTTTGTCAGCACCTGAAAGGTATGCTGCGGCGCCAGGGCCATGATGGCGAAGACCTGGCCAATCCACGCGTCCGGCACATCTTCGTGGAAGAGGTCGCCCATAGAGTTGACGAAGATCCGCCGCGGCCTCTTCCAGCGCAGCGGCTGGGTGAGGATATGCTCGGGTGCGAGCGCAACCTTGCCCGTCCAGACCGAATGGCCGTTCACCTTGCGGGTGGTGCCGGCGTAGTGCGGTGCCTTCGGGTTGCCGTCGAGCAGGCGCGCGGCCTGCTTCATGGCATAGCAGTTGGTGCAGCCGGGCGAGACAATCGAGCAGCCAACGATCGGATTCCAGGTCGCATCGGTCCATTCGATGCCGGTATGGTCAGCCATTGGAGACCTCTTCACAGAGCGGGCGGTTGGCAATTTCGAGGAGCACGTCGGCGTGGCAGGGCACATCTAGGGCGCACCAGCATGCGAGGTTCTTGCCCCGCAGTTCGGCAAGTCGGTTATGAATGACGCGGTGTTCCTCGCGATGCGCGTAGAAGCCCACATCGTCGAGATCGTCATGATCATTGGGATGTTTGATCCATTCACGAAACCAACTGACCACGCGTTCACGGGCCCAGCTGGTCGACCGGTCAAACTCCTCGGCATATTCGCGCACGCCCCAGGGATTGCCGAATGGGCCTGGCCTCGCAACGCGAACCGTGTCAGGCGGCATCCGCCAGCCCTTGGCGCGGGATAGCTGGATGCGGATTGGCCTCTCAGCCATTTTCGCCTCCCTTCCAATCCCAGAACCCCTGTGCGCCCTTGGCAGGTTGGGGCGGCTGGAGTTCCACAATGTCGGTGAGCGGCCAGGCGAAGTTGCAGTGCTCATCGCGGTCGCTGTCGTTGATCGCGCCGCCGAATTCGCCGACGATCTGCCATGCGCGGATGGGCTTGCCGAGCACGGCGGTGCAGACGACATGGCTCAAGGGCAGGATGCCCGGCGAGGTGAGGGCGCGCTCGAGCACGGGCAGGGCTTCCGGCTTGAGGCAGGTGGTCCATGCCTCGTCGGAGCGAAGGCGTTGGATCAGATCCGCGATCTCGGAGCGCCGGACAGGGCGCTTGCCGGCGTGGATGCCGATGCGCTCGCCGTGAAGCGAGCGAGGTGCAGCCCAGCCTCGGAACTCATAAGGTTTGAGGCGAAGGGCGATCAGCGTCGCCCATGGCTGCCATACGGTGATGACCTTCATGGCTTGGTCTCGATCTCATTTGCCCGGTGATTGGCCGTGATGGCCTTGCAGGAGGGCAAGGGGGTGAAGTGGGTGTGGTATCCAGGCCATCCGCCGACGAACTGGCCGCCTCCGATGTCGAACCCGAGACAGAGTGGCGAGCCGACGTAAGGCGGTTCATCGATCGGGAATTTCCACCACAGCACGTCGCCGAGATCCTCGTGCCATTCGGATTCCGGCCTGGGATTCTCAAGGGCGTAAAGCTCGGAAGTGATGCGTATGAGCCTCAGCACTTCGCTCGCGAGCTCATCCTTGGTTTTGTTCATGAGCGAACGGTGTGTGACCGGGCTCGATACGGTGAAAACGGCCATCACGAGCACCCCGTCGTTTCGCCGCAGGCCGTGCAGGTCGCGCAAATGCCGGCCTGGCGCATGGCGAAGTTGCCGCAGTTGGGGCAGGCGTCGCCTGTGAAGCCCTGGGCGCGGGCGTTCTGGCTCGCGCACTTCCGCTCCGCCGTCCATGCCGTGACAGGATCCGGCTTGCCGCTGGCGAGAAACTCGGTTTCGAGATCCCGCAGCAGACGGATGGGAACGAAAAGCTTCACGTCACGGGGAGGTATGCCGGGCAGGAGGGCGACCACGCTTTCCATGCGATAGCCGGCTTGGCGATCGCAATCGTGCAGGTGGTCGACCAGAGCCTTCGCCGCGGGGGAAACCTGTATGTCCATGCTGTTTCCTTCCATGGGAGGGAAATCCTCTCGCTCTGCCCAGCGCGCGGCTGGGCAGGCCGAGGGGATCGGCTCAGAAGTCGAACTTTGCGGGGTCCACACCGAGGCGGGCGGCGATCTTCTTGAGGATGGCCTCTTCCTGCGGCTCCAGCTCGCCGTCGGCGTTGGCGATGTCCATGGCGAGGAGGTAGACGTCCTCGGCCATCTGGGCGCCGTTCTCCTTCGACTTGATGTCGTCGAGTTCGCGGGCGAGCTGCTGGCGGCCCGAGGCGTCCTTGGCCCGCTTGAACATGGTGTCGGCGGTCTGCTCGATCACGTTGGACTGGTAGAGCTTGGAAAGAACCGCATGGTTCTGCACCAGCGAGACGATCTTGCGGCGCTCGCTGTCCTCGATGTCGCCGTCGGCCACCGCCACCAAGGCGGCGCCGGCGAGCACGGCTTCGAGGAAATCCTTGTTCTGGCCGTACTCGGCCGACACTTCACGAGCGGCGCCCTTCACGAGGCGCTTTGCGAATCCGAACATAGTCACGTTCTCCGGTTTGGGGGATGGCGGCGAACCCCGCCGCCTGGGGCAGAAATCAGCGCCGGCCCAAGCGGCCGAGGCGGTAACCGGCCCAGCCGCACAGGCCGGACCAGGCGATGCCCATCACGAGTTCGGGCAGGTTGTTGAAAAGAGCGATCAGCATGGCTCAGACCCTCATCGGCATGAGAACGATGAGCAGCGGGGCGCCTTCGCGGGTGCGCAAGAGCGCTGGGCTGCCGGCGTCGGCTATGGCGACCTGCACGGTGTCGCCGGTGATGGTCGAAAGCGCGTCGTTGAGGTAGCGGCTGTTAAAGCCGATCTCGATCGGGGCGCCCTCGTAATCGGTGTCGAGATCCTGGCGGGCATCGCCGGCGTCCGGGTTGGTGACTGACAGGTCCAGGCGACGCTCGCCGAAGGTGAGCTTCACCGCCCGCCCGCGATCCGAGGAGATCGAGGCGACCAAGTCGACGGCGCGGGCGAAGCCGGCCAGCTCCAGCGTGGCGATCTTGTCGTTGCCCGCCGGGATGACGCGCGAATAATCGGGAAAAGTGCCGTCGATCAGCTTGGAGGTCAGGCGGGTATTGCCGGCCTGCACGCGGATCTTGGCATTCGACACCTCGAAGGCGATGTCGCCCTCGACCTCCTTGGCAAGGCGCGCCAGCTCGCCGACCGTCTTGCGGGGCACGATGATGCCGGGCAGGCCCTCGCTGCCGGCCGGCGCCAACACCTCGAAGCGGGCAAGGCGATGGCCGTCCGTCGCCACCGCACGCAGGGCGGGGCCGTCCTGACCTGTAACCGCATGGAGATAGATGCCGTTGAGGTAATAGCGCGTCTCCTCGGTCGAGATGGCGAAGGATGTCTTTTCCAGCATCTCGGCCAGCGTCTTTGCCGGCAAAGCAAAGCCGGCCGGTAGCTCGCCGGCGGCGAGGTCCGGATAGTCCTCGATCGGCAGCGTCTGCAGCTTGAAGCGCGAGCGGCCGGAGGTGATCAGAATGACGCCTGGCTCCGGCTCGGCGAGCTTGATCTGGGCGCCATCCGGCAGTTTGCGAACGATATCGCCAAAGGTGTGCGCCGGAACCGTGGTCTGGCCGGGCGTCGGCGTCTCGGCCGGCACGGTGATCGAGGCCTCGAGGTCGAGATCCGTGGCGACGATGCGCAGCGTGCCGGCATCGGCATAGAGCGCGACATTGGACAGGATCGGGATGGTGTTGCGGCGCTCGACGATCTTCTGGGCCGTGCCGAGGGCCTTCACCAGGGCCGCGCGTTCAATGATGATTTCCATGGGTGGGGTCCTTGGCTACGGGGGCTGGATGGCGTTTCAGCGCTTCGGGGCCGCGCGGTCGGGGCCGGGGTTCTGGCCATTGTCGAGCGTGATGACGCTGCCATCGACCTGCTCGATGCGCTGAATGTCGAACCACGCAGAGTCGCGAAGCGCTCCGTCGGCGCCAATGCCAGGCGCAAGCAGTGCTTGATTGCAGCCAGTGAGGTATTCGACGTAGCCGGTGCAGACACCGGTGAAGCCGGTGATCCGGTCCCGGAATTTCTTGCCGAGCATGGACATGGTGATTTCCTTGGGTATGGAGGAAAGACCCGGCGGCATGACCGCCGGGCAAGGTGCGGGAGAGAGGCTTAGGGCTCGGGCTGGCCTTCGAAGGCCGGCAGCTCGGTTTCCTTGGCGGCCTCAGCGAGAGCAAGCTGGACGTGGTCGCGCAGCCAGAATTCCCAGCGATAGAGCGAGTAGCTCCAATGCAGCGCGCCCTGCACGATGCGGTAGCGCAGCCGGGCCGGAATGCGGACGGGATCGCCGTCGAGGAAGGCCGGCACCGAGACCATGAAGATGCCGGGGATCTCGACGGCCTCGCCCTTGGCGTTGGTGTGTTCCTCGGTGAATTCGATGGTGCGCTCGCCGGACTGCAGGCGCACGCCCTGCTTGACCTTGGCGCCGACATAGACTTCGAGGCTGCGCGAGAGGTCGATCAGTTCGGTCGGAACGGCAAAGCGCTCCTTGAACAGGCGCTCGAATTCCGACTTCTCGCCATCGGTCGGCGCGGCCAGCTCGGCGGCGTGCTCCTCGAGGAACCGCGCGAAGTCGAGCTGCTCCATCGCCTTGCTGTTCTGGCCGATCCAGGCCGTGAGTTCCGGCGTGATCGGGAAGGTGTAGACGATGCGGTGCTCGCCGTGACGCGGTGCCTTGTTCTCGTCATGATAGTCGATCACGGCCGTGAGCGAGGGCTGGGGCCATTTGGTGTCGGCGAAGATGGCGCTGCCATTGTCCTTGTGGCGATTCACCAGGGCGATGAAGCTGCCGAGCGTGGTGACCTTGGCGATGCCGCGCCGGCGCTCCGGGCCGATGCGATAGGCCTCGATCTTCTCGCGGATATCGTAGACCTTGTGCGTCGCCTGATCGACGGCGAGCGGCACCCGCTTCGGCAGGCCCTCGCCCAGGCCGGTGGTCTCGATCGAGACGAATTCGAGCTGCTGGCCAGCCCGGGCAAGAGCGGCGATCTTCTCGACGCCGTCGCCATTGCCGGGAATCTGCAGGGGTTCGATGCTCCAGCCGCTGCCGGACAGGTCATGAAGGGGGGTGGCCTGGGACGTTTCCGATTCCATGATGGTCTCCTGGTTGAAGAGGGTGGGGAGGTGGCGACGTCAGACGGCGTCGCGTTCGCGTTCCGGCGCGGTGTCGCGCACGAACATGTCGGCCTGGCTGGGATGCTGGACGGAGAGCCCGCCTTCGAGTGCCCAGAAGGGCGTGCCGTTGAAGGCCTTCTCCTCGGGCAGCTTCGACTTGATCGTCGGGCGGATATCGATGCGGCCGCCCTCATAGGCGATCGTCACCGTGAGGGTCAGCGTGGCCTTGCCGGAGCCTTCGGGAAGGTTTTCGAGGTTCTCGATCGCGGACGTCAGATGCTCGTCGCACTTCTCGATGAAGCGGCCGCGGTTGAGCAGGCCGAGCATGTCGGCAAAGCGGCGGATAGGGCGGATGGACACGGGGGCTCTCCTCAAAGTCCGTTGGCGTTAAAGTCCGGAGGCTTGGGGGCAGTAGATGCGCAGGCGCCGCAGCCATTCGTCGGCGGCCTTGGTCCAGGGCCAGATCGTCAGGCGGCCGCGCATGGGCACGGGCTTGGCGCCCTCGATCGAGGGATGCCAGGGGCGAGGCGGACGGGCGCAAAGCTGGTCGCGCTCGGCCTTGAGCATGCGCCGGTCCATGGCGTGGATGATCTGGGCATCGGCCTCGCCGGGCGTCGCGATGCCGGCGGCGGCGTGGATGGCGAGGTCGCAGCGGGCCTTGAGCCAGCCGAGCGCCGTCTTGAACTGGCTGCGGCCGAGCGCCTTGCGATCGAGGTCCTTCTTGCCGGTGATGTGCTCGAGGCTGTTGGTCACCAGCCTGTCGAGCGCTGCGGCAACCGGCGACGTGATGTCGCCGATATAGGTCTCGTGGGCATCGTGAAGCAGGAACCATGCGGCGAGATCGGCGCGGCCGGTCTCCTGCATCAGGGCATCACAGCCGACGGCGCTGTGCTGGGCGATCGAGAAGGGGCCGCCCGGCACGGCGCCGGCATAGCGACCCGATCGAGCCAGCGCCGGCGCGACATCGTTGACGAGATCGACATCGGCGACCTTTGGGTCGAGCAGGTCGAAGGCTCGGCCGGAGCTGGTCTGCATCCAGATCATGCTTTGGCCTCAGGCGAAAGCGAGATGGCGGCCGGTCTGGGCGCGGCGCTTGGAGCGTTGGATCTCCATGCGCTCGCGGGCATTGCCGCCGTGGTTGCGGATCTGGCTCTCGGTCCAGCCGCGCTCGCGCAGGTCGCGCTCGGTGATGCCGGCATCAAGGCCGCGATCGACCAGGATCTCTATCATGTCCCGCGCCATCAGCGCGCGGACGGCGGCGGTGTCGGTCATTTCGTCGCGAAAGGTGGAATTGGGCTGCATGGCCGCCTCCATTGAGTAGGATGGCGCCAATGCTAAATTAGGTTTTGGCCTACTGTCAACAGGAAAGTAGGAAATATCCTAAAATCTAAATCCTATCGCTGCACCGAAAGCCTGCTCTTCCGCTAGGCTGATGCTTTTGCTAAGCTCGCGGTCGGTTGGGGGTGACGCTATGAGGCGTATTGGGACAGTATGGTCGGCGGCTTTTCTTGGTTCTCTGGCTGCACTCGCGAGTGTTGCACCCGCATCAGCTGGAAGGTGGCGATCCAACACCACAGAAGATCCGATGACAGACAAGGCGGTTGCTTGGGCATTTGTCAATCAGGATGACATGACGCCTTTTTCATTTGGAATTAAATGCTGGAAGGGGGAGCCTGCAAATGTGACGTTTGTTTTGGCCACTCCTCTACCCTTCGACTCCAGCGCAACCTACAAATCCAGTATCACAATTGCATATCGCATCGACAAAGCCGCGCCAAAGACCTTCGATGCAACTCCTATGGAGGTGGGCGGCCATCTCGCCTTTGGTCATGAAATTACCAGTGACCAAAAGGAGGTGACGCTGATTAATGAAATCGCGGCCGCCAAATCAAGGGTAGTGATGAGCGCCAACGAGAAGGTATTGACCTTCTCCGTTAAAGACGCGGCGAGGGCTATGGCTACTTTGAAAAAATCTTGCGGGTTGGCTGACTCGATAAGTCAGTAGCTTTATTCATATTCCGAACAGTTCATTCATTGTCATGACATGATGGACCGCAAGAATCGTGTGGTCGGGAAATTCCATGGTGACGTCCGGATTATATTGCCGCACCAGGATTCCGCTTGGCGTCCGCTTCACGAATACCTTGATGTAGCACTGTAGCGGCGCATGCTCCCCATTCTTTGTCTGCACGATGACTGTGTCTCCGACCTGGATGCGCTTGTTCGGGTTGGCAAAGCGCAGCTCGCCGGGTGGATGGGCTGGGATCATCGACTCGCCCTCGACCAGGAAGGAATAGGCCGCCTTCACATGGCGTAGGGCGGGCGGTCGCCGCACATAGTCGATCGGGTCGCCTGTCTCGAGCTGGAAACTCTCGAAGGTTCCGATCGCCGAGCCGGCTGCCGTGCCGAAGACCGGAACGTCCTGCGGCATGGCGGTGCGGCCGAGCGACACATCGGCCATGACGATTTCATCCGGCCCGTGAGGCACTGCAATGGGCGGCGGTGGCACCGCATTTAAATTGGCCGGTGTTCCTTCGGAGGTTTCGCGGACGAAGGTGTCCAGCGAGACGCCCAGGGCGACGGCCAGCTTTGCCATCGAGTCGGTGCGGATGGATTGTTTGCGCTCGGTAATGATCTCGTTGATGAAATTGCGCTCGAAGCCATGCTCGCGCGCGAGTTCAAATGGGTTCTTGCCCATCTCGGCGAGGCGATTCTTGACGTACATCTGCAGTCGATTGGCCATTAGGTTTTATCCTATAAATCGAACAAGTCGCGCCAGCCTGTTATTTCCTATTGACAGTAGGATTTAGCCTACGCATTATGGACCGCATGGAAGACACACTGCGCCACCATATGTTCGCCTGCGCCCAGGCATTTTGCCGGGTCCGTGACATCAAGCTGTCGACACTCGGTCAGCGTGTGGTGTCAGACCGACATTTCTTTCAGCGCACCAGCGGCCAAGGCACGTTCACGGTGCGCAAATACGATCTCGTGATGGCCTGGTTCTCCGCCAACTGGCCGGCGAACCTCGCCTGGCCTGCCGATGTTCCCCGACCCACCCTGCCTGTTGTTGACGCGATGGCCGGGACTGCCGCCGCTGGCGATCCCCCGCCGGCGGCGGCTTTTTGTGGGGTCGAGGCTTCCGAAAGTCCTGTCCATGTCGATAGCTCCTGACCGTTTCGGCCCGTGATCTGATGGTCTGATTTCTGCCCGATCCCCTTTCTTCCCGATACGGGAAAGCGCGCGGCGTTTTCCCGAACAGCGGAGCCTTGCCCCGTGTCCATCCCCGAAACCTCCATGCTGCGCATCAAGGCTGCCACCCGTGACCTGGTGAAGGCCTGTGGCGGCGTGATCCGAGCCGGCGAGGTCGCGCTGGTCTCGAAAACCGAAGTCAGCCGCTGGCAGACGCCCGGCGCGCCCGACCTCATCACCATCTCGGCCGCCTTGGCGCTGGAGGCCGATTGCAGCCTGCCGCTGGTGACGCAGGTGATGGCCGATATGAGCGGCCGGCGCCTCTCCGATCCCGATGCCGAGCAGCGGCAGCAATCCTGCCTCGCCACCAACATCGCCGAGACGCTGCGCAAGTCGGCCGAGGTGATGACGAGCTATGCCGTCGCGATCGCCGACGGCGTCGTCACCGCCGCCGAGGCCGAGGTGATCGACCGGGTGGCCGGCGAACTCGGCACCAACGTGCTTTCGATGCGCAACAACCTCGCTGCCGTGAAGGCCGCAGGGTGACGACGCTGATCGTCTCACGCCGCCACGCCGGCCTGCCGCCCCTCAGGGTGCGGGTGGAACGTAAGGCGCGGCGGCTGGCCCGGGCGGCCCGCAACATGGCCATGGCCGGCTTTGCCGCGTGGCAGATCCGCCGGGCTACCGGCCTCGGCGCCAGGCGCCTCGAGGTCGTGCTCGCCGACAAGACAAGCGGCCTGTGGAGCGCCGCCGACCTCAAGTTGATGAAGGAGATCGGCCATGCCGGATGATGACGGGATGACGGCGATGGAAGCCTGGCATGCCCAGCGCATGCGGACCCGGCAGGAAGAGGCCTGCGCCGCCCATCTGGACGATCTCCGCAAGGTCTATGGCGAACCGATCGTCTCGGTCCCGACCAAGGACGCCGGCCTCCGCCTGCGCATCCCCTTCAACCCGCCCTTGAGCCTGACGGGCTCGCCGGGACTGCTCTGCGACGAAAGGGCATTGTGATGAGCGATCCCATTCTGATCGCGCTCCTGGTCTGGTGCGCGCCCGCGATTTTGTGGGTGATCGACTTCGCGCTGTGGCAGATCGAGCGCCGCGTCCCCGCATGGCGGAGGAAGGCATGAGCCAGCCGCAAAGCTTCCTCGGCGGCCGGGTGGTGCTGCATGCCGGCGATTGCCGTGAGGCGATCAAGGCTATTGCCGACAATTCAATCGATTCCTGTGCGAGCGACCCGCCCTATGCCTTGGTCTCGATTGGCAAGCGCTTCGGCAAGCCCGATAGCGCGCCGGCCGTGCATGGCAAGGACGGGCTCTATGCCCGCGCCTCGGCCGGCTTCATGGGCAAGAGCTGGGACACGGGCGAGGTCGCCTTCGATCCCGAATTCTGGGCCGAGGTGCTGCGGGTGCTCAAGCCAGGGGGGCATGTCGTCGCCTTCGGCGGCACGCGTGCCTATCACCGGCTTGCCTGCGCGATCGAGGACGCCGGCTTCGAGATCCGCGACCAGCTCGCATGGGCCTATGGCACCGGATTTCCGAAGTCTCACAATATCGGTGGCGGCTGGGGAACGGCTCTCAAGCCGGCGTGGGAGCCGATTGTGCTCGCCCGCAAGCCGATCGCGGGCACAGTTGCGGCCAATGTACTGAAGCACGGTACTGGCGCACTGAATATTGGCGCTTGCCGAGTCGGCGATGAGATGCGCGAGGCAGCCTTCACCTCGCTCGCGCCCTGTCATGGCAATCGCCTTGGCGATGCCGAAACCGCACTTGCCCGCAGCGGCACGCAGGGTGAGTTGAAAGAGTATATCGGCCGCTGGCCTGCCAATATCATCCATGATGGCAGCGACGAGGTACTTTCGGCGTTTCCCAGCACGAAGTCTGGCGAATTCCTGCCTCATCACAATGCGGCTGGCACGTCGCAAATCGGCACTTTCAACATTCGCGATCGGAGTGGCGAGGCACACCCAACTTACGGAGATTCCGGCTCTGCCGCCCGTTTCTTCTATTCCGCTAAGGCCGATTCCGAGGACCGCATCGGCTCTAAGCATCCGACAGTCAAGCCCGTCGACCTGATGCAATGGCTATGCCGGCTGATCACGCCGCCGGGCGGTACCGTGCTCGATCCCTTCGCCGGCACCGGCACCACGGGCGAGGCCGCCTTCCGCGAAGGCTTTTCGGCCGTGCTGATCGAGCGCGAGGCCGATTACCGCGAAGACATCGCCCGCCGCATGGCCCTGGCTGAGGCCGGGCCCGCAACCCGCAAGGCCGAAAGCGCCAAGGCGCGCTTCGGCACGCTCGACGCCGGCCCGCTGTTCGGCGGCGCCGAGGCTTCGGGGGGGGGCGGACGGTCTACGGCCAGTTCGCAAACGACAAATCGGGCCGATCGGGCTGAAGAGGTGAAATCCCATGCGTGATACCTCGATTTCCCCCGCCATGCGCGATGCTCTGAAATGGTTCTCCGAGCATGGCGGCGCTGGCTGCTTTCCGGAGAGGAACCGGCAGGTCCTGCTCGCCCAGGGTGAGCGCGCGCCGATCTCCAAGGGCACTTGGAACAAGCTGGCCCAGGCCGGCAAGGTCGAGTTTTACGGCCAGCATCGTCTCCGCCTCGTTGGGGGAGTCGCATGAATGTGGCTGTACATCCCGAATTGCGACCCCTCGACTTCATCTCCCTCTGCACGGGAGGCGGAGGCCTCGACCTTGGGCTCGAGCTGGCAATCCCAGGCGCTCGCCCGGTCTGTCTGGTGGAGAGGGAAGCCTTCGCCGCTGCCCACTTGGTCGAAGCGATGCGCCAAGGTCTCATGGCTCCAGCGCCTGTGTGGAGCGATGCCCGAACCTTTCGCGGCCGAGAGTGGCGCGGCCTCGTGGATGGCGTCATTGGCGGCATCCCGTGCCAGCCTCACAGCCTCGCCGGCAAGCGCCTCGGCGAAGACGACGAGCGCGACCTCTGGAGCACGGCCCGGCGCATCATCGTGCAATCGGGCGCCTGGTTCGTCCTCATCGAGAATGTCGATGGCATGCTCACATCCGGCGGCGCCAAGCGAGTATGGCGAGATCTTCGCCGACTTGGCTTCACGGTTGAGATTGGACTTTTCTCGGCGGCAGAAGTCGGCGCGAGCCATCAGCGCTCCCGCCTTTTCATCCTCGGCGTCCATGCTGGACGATTTATGGCGAACGCCGACCGCCGGAACAGAGAACTCACTGCGGGGAGGCGGGCAGGATCCGGAGATCAGGAGAGCACAGGGCCATACGATCAATCTGAAGGATCAGGTTCTCGGAGTGGCGAGGGCATGGACAACGCCGTCTGCTTCGGACGGGCAGCGGGGCGGCACAATCACGGCGGGAATGTCGGGCACCAGTCTGGTGCAGCAGGTAAATTCGGTCTGGCCTACGCCTCGTGTCGGCAACAACGGGGGAAATGGGAACGGCGCGAGGGCGCTGAACCCCAAGAATTGCCGGCTGGAGGATACCGCAGCTCACTGGTCGACGCCGAGAGCCACGGACGGCGAGAAGGGTGGTCCGAACCAAGCATTCGGGGCGGGCGGGCAGCCTTTGCCGGCCCAGGCATCTCAGTGGATGACGCCGCGGGCGAGCGAGGTCGGACAATACCAGTACGAGGGCGGCGACAAGACGAAGCCGAAGCCAACTCTGACGGGCCAAGCCGTCTCTTTCCTCCTGGACCAGGGGATATTTCTGGCTGGCTCGCCATCCTCGACCGATGGCCGGAGCTCGCCCCAGTCCAACGCAGGAACCCTCTGGCCGACACCAGCCGCATCGATGATGGACATCGACACGATGGAGAGGAACCGGACGGCGGGGCACGTGCGCCAGAACCAGAAAGAGGCCGGGTCACCGTATCTGGCTCAGGTTTCCGGCGTGCTCAATCCGGCTTTCGTCGAGTGGCTGATGGGGTGGCCGATCGGGTGGACCGCCTCCGCATGCTCGGCAACGGCGTTGTGCCGCTGGAAGCAGGATATGCGATCCGCACTCTCCTGCCTCGCCTCGCCGCCGCCGGCTCCAGCGCCGCAGCTTTCCTTGTTCGCGTGATGGAGAGCGCAGAATGACCGCGATCTCCGTTGTTTCATCCCGCCCGGCGGATCTTCTCGGCGGCCGCATAGGCCAGGAAGGCGCTGCGGTTCATGCCGTGACGTTTGGCGGCTTCGTCGATCGCCTCGAGCGTATCGGCGGCGACCGTGATGTTGACGCGCACGGGGCGGGTGGCGTTGGTAAGCAAGGGCACGGCAAAGAGCGTTCCCTTGATGCCGTCAGCGTCCATCTCGTTGGCGATTTCCTCGGGTCCGCGCGGTTCGGGCAAGGCCTCGCCGCGATCCCGAGCATCCTCCGCCCACAGGCGCAGGGCTTCCTCGGCGCGTTCGGTCGCCTCGTTCATGGATTCGCCGGCCGACGTGCAGCCGGGCAGATCGGGAAAGAACACGCTCCAGAGCGTGCCTGGTTCCTTTTCCAGGACTGCGATGTAACGGGTCATCTTGGTTTCCTTTTGGTGAGGCTGGCGGGGTGGCTTACCACCCGGCCTGTTTCGCAATGGAGCGGGCGGTGCCGCTGGCTAGGTCTCCCCTCCCTTTCGGGACAACAACCCGTCCGGGCTTGTCGGGGTGGGTGTAGACCATGTGGTCCGCTCCTTCCCGGGGGATCCAGCCTTCTCTTTCGAGCCGCCGCCGGATCTTCATCAGGTCTCTTTCCATCGCCCCTCCCGTTTCGATGTGTATTGTTATACACACTATACGGCATGGCGTCAAGAGATAATGTGTATCCACATACACACTTTTGGGGCGGGAGGGAAGTGGCATGATCGACGATGCCGCCTACCATGATTGGATTGCGCGGGCGCGCGAGGCCGATCTCGTCAGCGAGGTTGAGCGGCGCGGCGTCAAACTCGGCAAGGGACATGAGCGCGCCGGGCCGTGCCCGATAGAGCGCCAGGGCAAGGACCGCTTCGCCGTCAATGTCCGCAAGAAAATCTGGAATTGCCGGGGCTGCGGCACCGGCGGCGACGTGATCAAGCTCGTGCAGATGGCCTCGGGCGTCGACTTCATGGCCGCTTGCGAGATGCTGGCCGGGCCGCCGCCGCAGGGCCGGGCGCTGACGCCGGAGGAAAAGGCTGAGATCGCCGAGCGTGAGGCCCAGCGCGAGCGGGATGCCGCCGCCGACAAGGCCCGCAAGGATGCCGAGGCCGCGCGCTATCGGGAAGAGGAGCGCGAGCGTCTCTATCGGATCTGGACCAATGGCCGACGCGAGCTGCATGGCACGCCGGCCGCCTATTATCTGGAGGCGCGGGGCATCCCCCAGGTGCCCGCCACCGTGGCGCTGCGCTTCCATCCCGACATGCGCTATTACGCGCCCAGGCAGCGCGATGCGATCCATAGCGGCCCCGCCATGATTGCGGCGATCACCGGGCCGGACGGGCGGTTTCGCGGGCTGCACACCACCTATCTCACCCGCGAAAACGGCATCTGGCGCAAGTTCTCGCCGGGCCTCGATCCCGATGGCGAGCCCTGGCCGGCCAAGAAGGTGCGGGGCAGCAAGGCGGGTAATGCCATCGTGCTGCGCTCGGTGCCGGAGCCAAGACGCGTGTTCGCGGGGGAAGGGATCGAGACCGGGCTTTCGGTCTGGTACGTCCTGGCCAGCAGCGGTCGGCTGGGCAACCACGACATGTTTGTCTCGACGGTCGACCTCGGCAATCTCGCCGGCCGTGCGACCGAGTCCGTCGACCATCCGACCGAGCGCAAGGTCGACGCCAAGGGCCGCCATCGGCCGGTGAAGGTGCCGGGCGCCATGCCGGATCTCAACAGCCAGGCTTTCGCGATTCCGGCTGGCGTCGAGGAGGTGGTGCTGCTCGGCGACGGCGATTCCGAGCGTTTCTTTACCGAAATGGCCCTGCAGCGCGGGGCCGTGCGTATCGCCAAGCTCTATCCCTCCGTCCAGCGCGTGCGCATGGCCATGGCCGATGACGGGGCCGATTTCAACGACATGGTGCGGGGTGCCGCGTGAGTGACGACAATCCCAATCTCGGGCGCATCGTCGATGCGATCGAGCGCGCGCCCGTGCTCGCCGGCAATGGTGCCGAGCCCGTAACCCGCCCGTCGTCAGACGGCTATGACGAAAGCCAGGGCTATGGCGAATTCTCGGGTGACGAGCTGGGGGCGTCGGACGGCGCGACCGTGCCCTTCGATCCCGTGGTGGTAGAAGCCTGCTCGCGCCTCGACCATTCCGACACCGACAACGCCCACCGCCTCCTGCAGCATTTCGGGCAGGACCTGGTCGTGCTTGCGCAGGAAAAGGCCAAGACGCCGGCCTTCGTGACATGGACCGGCACGCATTGGGACATGGCCGGTGGCGGCATGGCCGCGCGGGCCATCGCCCAGAAGATCGGCGCCCTCATCAGCCTCGAGGCCGATGCCCTGGCGCAGACGCCGCAGGAGGCGCGCGATATCGCCGAGGGCATCAAGGCCCAGGCGGAGCGCGACGCGCTCGATGCCCTCATGGAAAAGAGCGAGGATGGCGCGACGAAAGAGCAGGCCCTGCGGCGCAGCAAGCTCACGGCCGCGATCGCCGGCGGCGATGCGGCACGGGCCGAACTCAACAAGCGCAAGGTGGCGCGGCGCAAATTCGGCGTCTCGTCCAAGAACCGGGCGCGCATCGAGGCCATGCTGGAATGCGCAGCGCCGCACATGCTGCGCCACCCCGACGGCTTCAACGGCGATTCTCATGCCTTTGCCACGCGCGGCCACACCTTGCGCTTTACCCGTTCGCTCGACCTCGAATGCCCCGATCCGGAGGTGACGCGCTACAAATGGGCTCTGGAAGCCCAGGAGGGCCACAAGCGCGAGGATTTCATCACCCATCTGGTGCCGGTCGACTATGAGAAAGAGGCCAAGGCGCCGAAGTGGCGGGCCTTCCTCGAACGCTTCCTGCCCGACCCGGAGGTGCGGCGCTTCGTGCGGGTCTATTCCGGCCTTGGCCTGATGGGTTTTTCGCTCCAGCGCATCGTCTTCCATTACGGTTCGGGCGCGAACGGCAAGTCGGTGTTCATGGAAACGCTGATGCGCGTGCTCGGCGGGCTCGCCTGCGGCCTGCCGGCCGAATCGATCACCGGCGACACGCAGCGCGGCTCCGGCCAGGCCTCGCCGGATCTTGCCCGGCTCTATGGCGTGCGCACCCTTCGCGTGCTGGAGCTGCCGGCCAACAAGCCGCTCGACGAGGCCCTGATCAAGAAACTGACGGGCGGCGAAAAGATCCCGGTGCGCGAACTCTTCTCCGGCTATTTCGAGTTCAAGCCGATCTTCACCGGCCATATGAGCGGCAACGGCTATCCCAAGATCGACGGCACGGATAACGGCATCTGGCGGCGCTTGAACGTGGTGCATTGGCCGGTGCAATTGGAGGATGACGAGCAGCGCGAATTCGAGGACGTGCTGGCCGACTTCGCGCCCGAATATCCCGGCATCCTCAACTGGCTGATCGGCGGCGCGCTCGCCTTCCTGCGCGAGGGCCTGGCGATGCCTGCGGCCATCCGCGCGGCCACCAAGGAATACAAGGACGAGATGGACCCGGTCGGCGAATTCGCGGCCGATTGCGTGCGGCCCGCTCCGGGCATGAGCGTGACGGCGCGCGAGATGTACGACGCCTATCGGGCCTGGTGCAGCGCCAACGCGCGCGACGCCTTCCACGAGACCCGCTTCGGCCGGACGATGAAGACGAAGCTCAAGCGCGATGACGGCCGCATCCGCCGCTATCTCGACTGCCTGCTGCACGACGTGCCGCCCATGCCCTCGGCCCGTAACCCCGATGAGGATCGTTGGGGGGCCTGAAAACCCTCGCATTTGTCGAGGGTTGCGAGGGTTTTGCGAGGGTTCGGGGCAACCCTCGCACCAAGAAAGCGTAGCGATATCAACGATATAAGGTGTGGTTGCGAGGGTTGCGAGGGTTTTCGGTACATCCTCTATATGTTTTGCGGGGTTAAGGGGTAAACGGCTTTTCCAGCCTTTGTTCTTTTTCTTATGCAAAGGGGTGACATAAACCCTCGCAACCCTCGCAATACCTTTGCAAGTATTTGAAATAACAAGAGTTTTAACCCTGCGAGGGTTTTGGCAAACTATCGCTAAACCCTCGCAACCCTCGCAAAGGACAGATCATGCGGGACATGGAAATCGAGCGGGTGTTGAAATGGGCCTATGTGGAGGAATTGCCGCATTGGAAGCCGGGCCGGGGACCTGACGGCTTCCGGGCCGGCTGGGCGGGCATGGAGAGCTACATGCAGCTTCTCACGGTGATCGACACCAACCGCCTTGGCGTGCTGCCTGATCTGGCCTCCTTCCGTCTCCCGCACACCGACGCGCTGATCGTGGCCGATGCCGTTGCCGGCCTGGTGGATCTTGAATTGTGCCTGCCGGAAGACTGGTCGCCCTTCGACGACGTGGCGCAGGAAGCGCGTGCGCTGGCCAAGGCGGCGGCCGTGCGGGCACTGCGCTCGCTGACGGTGCCGGGCGATGATGGCCGCCAGCGCCTTCGCCAGCCCGTGCAGCGCCTCATCGTGCACCATGCGATCATGGGAGATGCGCCCGATTGGGAGGGCGGCCCGTTCGAGGTGAAGGTCGAGCGCAATTCGCAGGGCGGCCCGGCCTGGTTTCGGCGCGAGGTGCGCGGCGAGGGCAGGGAGGCCCGCGAGGTCGAGGTCGACGGCTACAACCATACGCGCAAGCGGCCCTATCCGGGCGCCTATCAGCGCTTCTATCTGGAGCCCGATGCCCAGCCGGTGGCGGTGGAGCGGGCCGAATATGAGCTATGGCACGCCGCGCTCGGCTTCCTTGTCGAGGAACTGGCCGACAAGCTCGAAAGCATCCGGGTATTGCCGACGCTGCACCCGCTAAGGCCCTGGGAAACCGGTGCATTTCAGGGGCGGCGCATCCTGCTAGAAAAATCTTTACAGTCGGCTTGACGCGCGGCGATGATTTGACATAGCTTCGAACACGGTAGATTAGAAAACAAAAGCCCCGATGCTCACCGCGTCGGGGCTTTCGCTTTAGGCGGCCCTGGAAACAAAGGGGTGTTTTCGAAATAGGCCTTTTCAAGCTGGCCGAATTTGAACCGTTTGGAGATCCGCCATGTGCCGCTGCTCCGAACGCCGGGACGCCATCGTCCAATCGGTAACGGCGTTTCGAGCCGGCGATACCGCAAAGATTGCCGAAAAGCTCGCCTTCGTGGCGAAGTCTTCCATGGAAGACGCCGCCGCCGCCCTTCGCGCCAAGGTCAGCGCCCGTTTGAGGCTGGGGCGGTGAGCGATCTGGCCTCGATCTCGATCACCTCGACGATCGACCGGCTGGAAGCGGCATTCAAGGATCTGGCCACGCCGGCGCGGCGCGGAAGGGCCTATGCCTCGGCGATCAACTGGACCGGCGACCGGGTTCTGACGGCGACGTCTCGCTACATCGCCAAGGTGACCGATCTGCCCGTGCGCTTCGTGCGGTCCAAGATCGATGCACAGAAAGCATTCTCCTCGCGCCTGGTGTGGCGCATGGTGGTGAAGGGCCGCTATCTGACGCTGCTCGAATACGCCAAGGTCAAGGGCGGCGGCGCGACACAGACAAAGGTGGGTGTGCGTGTGCCGGGATGGGGCATGCACAAACATGCATTTACTGGAGGTGTGAGGGCAGGCAGTGCCGGCGCCACCCATGCGGGAATTTTCAAACGCCTGTCTTCGGCACGCCTGCCTATCAAGCAGCTCTATGGGCCATCGGTGCCCAAGCCCCTGCTCAAGCAGGCTGGCGCTGTCTTCGTAAGGCATGAGGTGGACAGCCGCCTCGAGGCCAGACTGGTACACGAATTGGGCCGCGTCATCGACGAGGTCAAGGCACGGCACGGGGTCTGACCCCGACTGCCTCGACCCCTCGTGAAACACCTGTTTCACGGGCACCCCCCGGGGGGGGTACCCCCCACCCCCTCGGGTCCTTCCCCAGGAACCCCCGGCCTGCGGGCAGCTCGGCCCCGGGAATTCACCAGTTGTGCTGATTGAAAATCAGGGTTGACCACGTTGACGATAGCGACAACCGGCGTTGACGCGCCTCGCACCGTCATGTGGTCGATCTCCCAGATCGCCGAGCGCGACGGGGTATCGAAGCAGGCCGTCTCGAAGCGGGTGACGGAACTCGTCGCCAAGCACGGCCTCGCCGTCGAGCGGAACGCCCGCGGCCATATCGTGGCGGTGAACGTCGCCGAGCACGATCATTTGCGGGGGCAGTTCGCCAACCCGTCAAAGGTCCAGGCGCCCGCCACGCCCGAGCGCAGCATTGCGGTTTCGGAGAGCTACGACGAGGCTCTGCGCCAGAAGACGTGGCACGAAGCCGAACGCCGCCGCCTTGAGCTGGCAAGGCTCAAGGGCGAACTGATCTCGGCCGATGCCGTCGAGCGGGCCATGGCTCGCATCGGCGGCGACATCGCCGCGGTCATCGACCGGCTGCCGTCGCTCGCCGACGACATCGCCGCTGCCATTGCACGCGAAGGCGCCCACGGTGCCCGGGTCGTGCTCAAGAAACATGCCGCCAAGCTGCGCGAGGACATTGCCAAGGTTCTCGCCTCCCTGGCCGACAATGAACCCGCAACAGAGGACGATTCGGAGCCGGCATGAACGCCCATCCGAACGCCCTTCGTCTGGTGGCGGGTGCCCTCGCCACGGCCATTCGCCCGCGGCCACGCCTGGCGCTGTCCGACTGGCTCGAGCGCAACCTCGTGCTGGTCGACGGTCCCATGGCCGGCAGCCTGTGGCACCGGAGCGGGGCGCCCTATCTCGCGGAGATCGCCGATTGCCTCGGCGACGACCATCCTTGCAACCTGGTCACGGTGCGCAAGTCCCAGCAGTCCGGCGCCTCGGTGCTGGCGCTTGGCTGGATGCTCTATATCGCCGACCTCGAGCCGGCGAACACGATCTATGGCGTGCCCGGCATCGACGCGCTGCGCGACCTGAACAGCCAGAAGCTGCAGCCGATCATCGAAGCCTGGCAGAGGCGCATCAAACGCACGGTCTTCGCGCCGGCGACGTCCAGATCCGGGGACGGGTCGACGACCTACGAAAAGAAATTCCCGGGCGGCTATGTGTCGCTGGCCAACGCCAACACCGTCGGGGACCTTTCCTCGAAAACCACCAAGAAGGGCGTCAAGGACGAGCTGTCCAAGTGGCAGGACATCCCGAACTTCGGCGACCCTGAAACCCTGTTTTTCGGGCGTTTTACCTCGTTTCGGCGCGAGAAAAGCTGGAAAATCCTCGAAATATCGACCCCTGAGGTCGATATGGGGGATGAGACGGGCGAGGCCGCCGGCCATTGCCGCATCGATCGGTCCTTTCGCCGGTCGGATCATCGTTTCTGGCATGTTGCCTGCCCGGAATGCCGCGCCGAGTGGTATTTCAAGCGCGAGCAGTTCGAGGCGAACCGCAAGTCGCCGCATCTGTCGACCTATATGTGTGAGGGCTGCGGCCACCGTATCTCAGAGGCCGAGCGCATCCCGATGATCGACGCGGGCCGGTGGATCGCCACCGCGCTCGAGCCCGATCGCCACCCTGGCTTTCATATCGATGCCTTCATCTCCAAGATGATGAGCTTCGAGGCGATCGCCGAGGATAGTTTCGGCGCCGCCAAGAGCGAGAAGGCCAACAAGGACTTTCACAACCTGGTCCTCGGCCTGCCCTACAAGTTCCGGGGCGACGCCCCCGACCACCGCCTGCTGATGGAGCGCCGCGAGGACTATCCGCGCGGTCGCATTCCGGCACTCGGCCTGATCCTCACGGTGATGGTCGACGTCCAGCATTCCGGCCTCTATGTCGAGGTCGTGGCCTGGTCGCCCGATCGCCGGAGCTGGACGGTCGATGTCGCCTTCCTCGACGGCGACACCACCGACCATCGCCGCGGCGCCTGGGCAGCTCTGGCCGAGTTCTACGACCGCCGCTTCGAGGACCCCTGGGGCCGCAAGCGCGGACTGGACGCGATCGGGGTCGACGCCGGCGACGGCGGGCGCGCCAACCAAGTCTATGCCTGGTGCGCCGAGCGGCTCAACGCTTTCGCCCTGAAGGGTGAGGACGGCTGGGTCCATCCAGCTATTTCGGCCCAGGCCAAGCTCGTCGACATCGATCTCGACGGCCGCACCCAGAAGAACGGCGCCAAGCTCTGGAAAACCGGCACGTGGTCTCTGAAGCGCGAGTTCTACGACAATTTGCGCAAGTCGCGGGTGAGCGAGGACGGCAACCTCGTCAATCCGCCGGGCTACTGCCATTTCGGGCTGTGGCTGGACGAGCGCTATTTCAAGCAGCTCACCTCGGAGTATCTCGAAGATATCCGGGTGAGGGGCGTCGTCACCGGCCGCAAATGGTCCAAGCGTGGTGAAAACCACTATCTCGACTGCCGCATCGGCAACATGGCGCTGGCCGAGCATCTCGGCCTGTCGAGCATGTCCGAATCTGAATGGCGGCGCCTCGCCGAAATCAGGGGCGTGCCGGACGAAACCATGCAGGCGGATCTCTTCGCGCCTGCGCCCCTTCAAGCCCAGCGCACCGCGATGGCCCCGGAATCATCGGCACCGCCGGAGCCCGCGCCATCGCCGCCCACCACCTTCATTCCGGCCCGCAAGGGCTGGCTCCGCAGGAGCTGATCTATGGCCTGGACACAGTCCGACCTCGACGCGATCAAGGCAGCCTATGCCTTGGGCGCGGTCCAGGTTCGCTATGCCGACGGCCGTGAGGTCAAATATCGCTCGCTCGCGGACATGCGGGCGATTATCGACGATATCGAGGAGGAACTCGGCGCCAAGCGGGGCATCGACCGCGTTGCTGCAGGCTACAATCCGGGCCTGTCGTCGTGAAAAAGCGCAAGGCCGAGAAGAAGATCGCCAAGGCTCGCGCCGAGGCGGTCAAGACGATCATGGCGTCCTATGACGGAGCGGCGCGTTCGCATCGCACCGCCGGCAAGCGGATTTCCGCGTCATCGGCCAACCTCGAGATCTGGCGCAGCCTGCCGCGCCTGCGCGACGTGCATCGCGAACTGGTGCGCAACAACCCCTACGCCGCCCGGGCGGTCGAGGGCATCGCCTCCAATGTCGTCGGTGCCGGCATCATGCCGTCGGTCGCAGACGGCACGTCCAGGCGTGTGAAAGACCGCATCGAAGGCATGATGGTCGATCATTTCGACTCGACCGATATCGACTTCGACGGCCGCAACAACCTCTATGGCCTGCAGGCCCTTTCGGTCCGCGCCATGGCGGAAAGTAGCGAAGCCTTCATCGTCCGCTATCCGGTGAAGGCCTCGCGGCGCCTGGCGGTGCCGTTCCAGGTTCGCGTGCTCGAATCGGACTATCTGGACACCAACCGGACCAGCTTCGGCGAAGCCAATCTCAACGGCGGCCGCATCGTCCAGGGCATCGAGTTCGATGCCCAGGGCCGCCGCGTCGCCTATTGGATGTGGGACGAGCACCCCGGCGATTTTTCCTATCGCCAGAATTACGAATCGCGGCGCGTGCCGGCCGAAGACGTCATCCACCTCTACCGGGTCGATCGTCCCGGCCAGATCCGCGGGATTCCCTGGGGCGCGGCCGTCATCATCCCGATGTGGGATCTCGGCGACTATGAGGACGCCGAACTGATGCGCCAGAAGATCGCGTCCTGTTTCGCGGTCTTCTACACCGACGGGGAAGGCCGCACCAACCTCTCGCAGTCGCTCGACAAGGACGGGCGGCCCATGGAAACCCGGCAGGGCACGCCGGTCGACATGCTCGAGCCGGGCCTGATCACCAAGCTGGCGCAGGGCTCTCAGGTCACCTTCGGGCAACCGCCCACCACGGTCGGCTATCCCGAATATACAAGGGACCAGAAGCGCAAGATCGCCGTCGGCTATGGCGTTCCCTATGAGATGCTTACAGGGGACCTCAGCCAGGTCAATTTCTCCTCTGGCCGCATGGGATGGCTGGAATTCCAGCGCAATGTCATCCGCTGGCAGTGGCACATCGTCATTCCGCATCTGTGCATGGGCGTAGGCCGCTGGTTCCGCGAGGCATCCAGCCTGGTGCTCGGCCCTCGCGCCGATTTCCGTCTCGGATGGACCGAGCCGCGGCGCGAGATGATCGACCCGACCAAAGAAATCCCAGCCGCCCGCGACGCCATCCGCTCCGGCCTGTCCTCGCGCTCCGAGGAGCTGCGCCGCCTCGGCTACGATCCGGCCAAGGTCGACGCCGAGATCAAGGCCGACCAGGAGCGCGCGGACATGCTCGAGCTGTCCTTCGATTCCGATGGCCGCCGCCCCGTGACGGGCCCGGCGCCCGCCACCGACCCTACCGAAAATGCACCGGCCCAAAAGGAGCCTGCCAATGCCTAACCTCCTCGTTGACGGGCAGATCCTGCTCTTCGGCGATGTCGGCGACCCCTTCGGCTGGGGCGACGGCTTCACCCCGACCGACGTCGCCATGGCGCTGGCCGAGCATGGTCCGGGCGATGTCACCGTCCGCATCAACTCGCCGGGCGGCAACGCCGTCGACGGTGTCGCCATCTATTCGCTGCTGCGCGCCCACAATGGCGAGGTCACCACGGTCGTTGACGGCGTCGCTGCCTCGGCTGCCTCGCTGATCTTCATGGCCGGCGCCAAGCGCGAGATCCGCGGCGGCGCCATGGTGATGATCCATGACGTCATGACCCGCACGTTCGGCAACGCCGCCGAGCATATCGAGGCCAGCGGCGTGCTCGACAAGGTCTCGGACCAGTATGCCGAGGTCTATGCCCGCCAGTCCGGCATGGAGGCCTCCGCTTTGCGAGGCCTCATGCAGGCCGAGACCTGGATGAGCGCCGACGAGGCGGTCGCCAATGGCATCGCCACCGCCAAGCTTGCCGAGGAGGCGGTCGCCAAGGCGGCCTTCGACTGGAAGCTCTACGCCCACGCCCCGGACGGCCTGCCGGTTCGTGTGAAGAAACCTGCCACCCCCCAAGCCAACGCAAAACCTGGAGAAACCCACATGGCTGGCGAGAAGCCTGCACCGGCGGACAAGCCGGCCAACGACAAGAACGGCAACGACAAGAGCGATCCCGTGGCCAAGGCCTGGGCGGTCGACGCCTTTACCCTGGCTGCCAGGGCCGGCCTCGACCTGGCCCAGACCAACGAGATGGTCGGCGGCGCCACGGACTTCGACGGCTTCAAGAATGCCCTGATCGACCATGTCGCGGCCGAGCGGAGCAAGAACCTGCCCGATCCCCGCGGCGGCAAGATCACGATCGATGCCGACGGCACCGACAAGTTCCGTGCCGGCGTCAGCCAGGCCGTGCTCGCGCAGTCCGGCATCGAGGCCCGTGACGCCAAGAACGAGTTCAACGGCATCCGTCCGATGGACATCGTCCGTGAGGTCGCCGCCCGCAACAGCATCAAGCTCGCCAGCCGCGATCCGATGAAGCTGGTCGCGGCCGTGATCACCCACACCAGCGGCGACTTCTCGCAGATCACCTCGAACATCGCCGAAAAGTCGATGCTCAAGGGCTATGAGGAGACCCCCGAAACCTTCGAGCAGTGGACCTCGACCGGTTCGCTGTCGGACTTCAAGATCGCCCGCGCCGTCGACCTCAACATGCTGCCGGCGCTGCCGATCGTGCCCGAGGCGGCCGAATATACCTATCTGACCACCGGCGAGCGCGGCGAACTCTATTCGCTGGCGACCGCCGGCGGCCTGTTCTCCATCAGCCGCCAGGCGATCATCAACGACGATATCAGCGTCTTCTCCAAGGTGCCGCAGCGCCTCGGCCGCGCCGCCAAGCGCACCATCGGCAACGATGTCTACGGCCTCCTGGCCGCAACCGGTCCCACCATGGGCGACGGCGTGGCGTTGTTCAACGCCGCCCATAACAACTACTTCACCGGCGCCGGCTCGGCCTTGTCGGCAACCTCGCTGCAGGCCGCCGATATCGCCATGGGCAAGCAGACCGACCGTTCTCAGAACGCGGTCGCGCTCAATCTCAAGCCGAAATACATGCTCATTCCCCGCGCGCTGAAATACACCGCCGGGCCGCTGATCCGTTCGGCTTCGATCGACACCAACAACCCGGCCAAGATCAATCCGGTGCAGAACCTGGTCGACACCATCATCGATGAGGTCCGCCTGGACAAGCAGTCGGCCACGGCCTGGTACCTCGCCGCCGACCAGAACGTCACCGACACTGTCGAGGTGCTCTACCTCAACGGCGTGCAGCAGCCGGTCCTCGAGGAGCATCAGACGGTCACCGTCGACGGCATCTTCTACAAGATCCGCCTCGATTACGGCGTCAAGGTCTTCGCCTGGGAGGGCATCTCCAAGAGCGTCGGCGCATAAGCCGGCCGCTGATCTGAAACGCGGGCCGCTCCTCTGGGGCGGCCTTTTCCATTCCCGCGCGCCGCCTTTCCGGCCGCCGTCCTCGCAAGGGTCATCCTCATGAAAAACTTCAACATGGAAGGCGATACCCTTCCCTTCGTCGCCCCGGCCGGCGGTGTGGTTTCCGGCAATGCCTATCTCATCGGCACGGCCTTTGTGGTTGCCGTCCGCGATGCCCTCGCCGGTGCCAAGTTCGACGGCCGCCGGGTCGGTGGCTTCATCCTGCCGAAGGCGGCCGGCGCTGTGACCGATGGTGCGGCCGTCTATTGGGACAACACCGCCAAGAACATCACCGCCACGGCGAGCGGCAACACCAAGGTCGGCTTTGCCTATGATGGCGGCGCCCTGGCTGGCGATGCCACCATCAAGGTGATGCTGCCCGGCCTCGTGGCCTGACGGAATCGCCGCCATGGCCTCGCTCTGGAACGCCGTCGATCGTGTCGCCTCGGCCACGGTCGACCGTGTCTATGGCGAGGAATGGCACCTCTACGCCACCGCGCCGGCATCGCTCGATCCCAACGCCCCACGGCCGATCGATCCTGCGGGGCCGTTCACCGTGCTGCGGGGCGTCTATGTCACCGAAGCCGGCGACCTGATCACGCCCAATGCGCATGACCTGCGCACGCAGCACCGCCCTGGCATGACGGTCGGCCATCCCGCCGTCGATATCGACATCCGCTTCACCACCTTCACCGTCAAGCGCGGCGACCAATTGGTGCGGCAGGCCGATGGCAGCCGCTGGCGCATCCTCGATATCCGTCCGGACGTCGACGATCGCCGGCGCCTCATCGTCAACGAGGTGGGTTGATGGGTTTTCATCGCATTGCCCTGCGCATTGCCGCGCTCGAGGCGCTGGCGCCGTCGGCGGCCTTCGAAACGGGCACCGGCTTCACCACGATCGCCGGCAACCTGGTCTATGACAGCCGTCAGGACCCGATCGACGAACTCAACGACCTCGAGGTTCGCCCTCTGGTGATGATCTTCACCGAGCAGGAGGGGGGCGACCCCTACGGCACCGGTCGGACACAGCCCGATGATCGCGAGCTGACGCTGGTTTTCGAGCTGCAGATTGCCTCGCGGGGCACCATCGAACTCACCAAAACGGATGGCAGCAAGGAGACAGTCGGCACCATTGCGGTGCCGATCGCCGATTCCTGGCATGAGGCTCTACTCGATGTCCTCGAGGGACAGATCGAATATGCCATCCGCTACGGCGAAACCGGCCTCCTCTGGCGTCGCTTTGCCACGCTGCGCAAGATCGATTCGGTGCCGCTCCGCCAGGCCGACGACAAGACGCGCCTGGCCGGCCGCACCGTGAGCTGGACCGTTTGCCCGCTCGGCACCTTCTTTGCCGAGCCCGGCTTCTTGGCCTCGCCGCCCGTCCTCCCGCAGCCCCTCGCCGGGCTGCGCGACGCCCTGCCGGAAGGCAGCCGCAACCGCGACCTGCTCGACAGTCTTCTCGGCTTCGTGCCCAACCCCGCGCCGCTCACCAGGATCGAAGGTCTCGACCTGACCTGGACGCTCAAGGAATGACCTCATGCGCCTCGCCGTGATCAAGCTCGCCGTCGCGGGCAACATATTGCCCATGCCCGACCGCCCACTGCCGAATGGCCGCTTCGAGGTGCTGCCGGCCGAAGGCCGCGAGGTCGATGTCGAGCAATTCTTCTGGGCCGCCTGCCTGCGTGACGGATCAGTCGTCGAGGTCCAGCCCGATCCTCCTTCCCCCGCGCCGGCCGAGAAGCCGGCCGCCAAACCCGCCCCCGCAACCAAGGACTGATCGCCCATGTCCGTATCCTTCAACAACATTCCGGGCGCCGGCCTGGTCGCGCCGCTCTTCGCCTGGGAAGTCAATTCCGGCGGCTCGCCCTATGAGGGCGCCTCCCGCCTCCTGCTGCTCGGTCTCGCCACGGGCACCGGCACGGCTGCGCTCGACACGCCGGTGGTGCTCGCCTCCCAGCTCGACGCCGATGCTGCCTTCGGCCTGGGCTCGCAGCTTTCGCAGATGTACCGCATTGCCCGGCTGAACGCGCCGGCGGCGGAAATCTGGTGCGCGCCGCTGACGCCCAATGGTGTCGCCCAGGTCTGGACCGGCACCATTGCCAACCTGCCGGCCACAGGCGGCACGGCGGCACTCTGGATCGCCGGCGAGCGCATCGCCGTCTCCGTCCTGACCACGGACACGGTGACGACCCTCGCCGCAGCACTCACGGCCGCCGTCAACGCCTATGTCTCGGCCACCGGCGCTTATCTTCCGGTCACGGCCGCCTCGGCCGCCGGCGTCATCACCCTGACTTCGCGCCATGCCGGCGCCCTCTTCGGGGAAATCGAGATCGCCGCGGCAGCAGAGCGCGGCAACCTGCTCTCCGGTGCCGGTGTATTCACCTTGGCCGCCGGCACGGCCGGCTCGGGCGCCCCGAGCGTTGCCAACGTCCTCGCCGCCCTGGGCGACGACGAATTCGACCTGATCGTCTCGCCCTGGTCCGACACGACCATCATCGACCCGATCAAGACCTTCCTCAACGACATCGCCGGCCGCTGGTCGTTCGCGCGCCAGGTCTATGGCCATTGCATCTATCCGGTGACCGGTAATCTTGCTGCCCTCACCAGCCATGGCGCCGGCCGCAACGATCGCCACGCCACGGCGCTGTCGCGGGTAACCGCGCCAGAACCGTCCTGGCTCTGGGTCGCCGCCTTCGCCGCCCGCTCCTTCATCTGGCTTTTCGACGGCGTCACCGGCAATTGCAGCCGCAACCAGACCGGCCTTGCCGTGGTGGGCATCCAGCCCCCCCGCAATCGCCAGAACTGGTTCGACTACACCGCCCGCAACGTGCTCAACAAGTCGGGCATGTCGACCTGGAAGGTGATGCGCGACGGCACCGTCGTGATCGACAAGCTGATCACCACCTATCAATTCGGGCCTCTCGGCCAGCCCGACTCCACCTTCCGCGACATCCAGTGGGTGGGCCAGCTCACCTATGGCCTGCGCTACCTGCGCACGGAGATCGCCAACGAGCACGGCCAGAAGGCGATTGCCGACGAGAATCCCGGTGCGCTCGACGCGATCTCGACCACCAAGGACATCAAGGCAACCGCGATCCACGCCCATCTGCAGCTCTGCCGGCAGGGCGTGTTCGAGGACAACAAGCGATTCGCGGAGATGCTGGTGGTCGAACGCAATGCCGCCAACGCGGCCCGGGTCGACGTCGGCGCGGATCTCGATCGCGTCAACCCGCTCGATATTATTGCCGGCAACGCGAAGATCTACTCGCAATACGCCGCCGCCTGACGCGGCGGCCTTCCCTTCCTTCACGGCTGAAAGCGCAGGAAACACCCTATGGCCCAGAAGATTTTCGGCGGCGAGATGATCTTCTCGCTGTCCTCAGGCGAGAGGCTCGCCACCCGCGGCAAGGTCTCGGTCGACCCGGTCAATTTCGAGAAGAAGAGCGGCGCCAACGACGACGGCTCGGTCTATTCCACGGTGGAATCGAGGCCCTACAAGTTCGAGATCACCTTCCAGGACAATGGCTATGACTATCGGGCCATCATGCTGGCCGCGCTCAACATCACGTTGACCGAGGACATCACCGGCGTGCAGCACCTGTTCACGGATGCGGGCCTGGAGGGCGTTCCCTCGATCGACCGCCGCACGGGCGAGGTCTCCGGCGTGTCCGGCTTCGCTTCCGCCTATAGGCGGATCGGCTGATGTCAGAACGCTTCACCCGCACGCCGGACGGCGGCCGCCTGGTGCCGCTGGTCAAGCCGCTCACCACGCATGGCACGCCCATCAAGGCGATCGCCCTGCGTGCGCCGCTCTGGCCGGATTACATGGCCGTAGGGGAAATCCAGATCCCGGCACGCTCCGGCGATACCGTGGCGGTCGTCGACGACGATACGGCCATCCAGGCCTATGCGGAGCGGCTGATGCAGCCCGATGCCCTGGAGTTCCGGACCCAGATCGGCCTTGCCGATGCGCTCGCGATCAAGGACGCGATCCGCGATTTTTTCGAGCAGGCGAGGTCGGCCACGCCGGCGTAGACCTCGTTTTCGACTGCGGCTGGCGCCCCGGCGACCTCGCCGGCCTGAGATTTGAAGACGTGCTCTGGTGGCACAAGGTGGCCCTCTACAAGGCTGGGTAGGCGGAAGGCGCAATGGCGAAAGTTCTGGAAGCGATCGTCGAGATCAACGGTCGCGACAAGACCGGTGCGCTCTTTTCCAAGGTCGCGAGCAAGGCGGAGGTCGCCGACCGCAAGCTGCAAGCGCTCGGCAATCGCCATGTCATCGCGGCCCAGAGGGCGCGCGGCATGGTCGCGGCCGTCGGCGAGCTTGCCGCCGGCATCGGCGCCGTCGAGATCGCGCGCAAATCGATTACCACCTATATGGATCTCGAAAGAACCATGACGGATCTCGGCATCACCGCCGGGGCGACCGATGGTCAGATCAAGGCCGCCACCAAGGCCCTGCAGGATCAGGCGCCGGCCATCGGCCAGACCGGACAGCAATGGGGTGAGGTTGCACAAAACCTTGTCGCAGCGGGCATGGGCTTCAACGATGCGATCGGCGCCACGCCCGTCATCGCCCGGACGGCCAAGGCCGAGGCCGCCGACCTTCTGGAGGTTTCCGCTGCCGGCAACGCCTCGATGCAGATCCTCAAGGTCGGGGTTGCCGATCTCGGCAAGGCCATGGACATCATGGCGGCCGGCGGCAAGGCCGGTTCCTTCGAGATCAAGAACATGGCCCGCGAGTTTCCCGCGGTCGCTTCCTCGGCCTCGCGCCTTGGTTTCCAGGGCACCGATGGCGTGGCGCGCCTGGTTGCCATGCTGGAGGTCGCGGTGAAGACGGCCGGCGACGGCTCCCAGGCAGCCACCAACATGCGCCAAGCTTTCGACAAGATGTATTCGCCGACTGTTACGAATTCCTGGGCGAAAGTCTTCAAGAAGAACTCCTTACCCAGCATCCTGGAGGATGCCGGCAAGAAGGGACAGAACAAGTTCGAGGCGGTGCTCGCCTTCCTCGAAAAGAAGACACAGGGCATGTCCGAGACGGCCAAGCAGTCCCTCATCGGCAAGATTTTCACGGACGAGCAGGCGCGCAACGGCATCCTGGCGATGCTGAAATTCAAGGACGAATATCAGAGGATCCTTGGTGAGGTCCGCAATTCCCAGGGCACCGTCGATTCCGACCTGCAGCGCCGCCTCGGTACCACGGTCGGGCATTGGGACAGGGCGATGGCATCGCTCAATCGTTCCATGGCCAAGTTCGGTGAGGGCCTCGCCCCCGGTGTGAGCGATTTCGCCGACAAGATCGCGGGTCTGACGGCTGGGTTGGAAGACCTCAAATCGACCATGGAGACCACCAAGGCGGTGGGACGTGGTTTCTGGAGCGGTCTCTTTGGTGACGGCAAAGACGAAAAGGGTAAGCCGAAGGAGGATCGTTCCGGCCTCGGCGGCGTCTTCAGCTACTTGTGGAGCGGCGACCCCGAAAAGGATACGCGCGACTGGTTCAGGCGGAATTTCAACAACACCGAACCGGTGAGAACCGCACCCAACGAGGCGTTCAGGGGCCGGCGATTGTGGAAGACCGATGCGGAAGCCGCCGAGACTATGGGGCGGGGAATTGCTGTCGCCGTCACCGGCGGCAAGCTCCCGCAGCCCAAAGCAGACGCGGGTCTTGAGCATAGAGTGCCCTATGTAATGAGTAAGTCGGTCGGACTGCTCGACGAGGCTTTCCGCCGCCTCGAAGGAAAGAAGCCTAGCGAAGACACCAAGCCCAAAGCTCCCCAAGGTACGGCCTATATGGGCGGGGAATTGCGCCAAATGGCAGCCGAGCATGGCGATGCCGCGGCGACTCCGCCAGGATATCGCTCCCGAAACCCAGGGTGGACACCTCCTACCGTTGATAGCGTTGGGCTTGGCCCCGGCCGTGCACCAACCGGCCCAGCCCAGCCACAACCGCCGATCGATGTGACTGGCAAGGTGCAGCTCGACCCTGCCTCCAAGGCCTCCGTCGAGGTCCGCGTCAAGGTCGAGGGGCCTGGCACGGTCACCGGCATGTCGGCATCCGGCGGCGGCAACATCAAGGCCAATGTCGGCGTCTCCATGGCGCCAGGCCACACCTCACGGCGAGACGAGTAGGAACGCAGGCGATGACGGTCGACCCCACCAAGCTGCGGCCGGCGTCCTTCCGCGGCGTGCCCTTCTATGTCGAGAGCGAGGCGCCCTCTGGCTTCGGTCGGCGCCTCATCACGCATCAATATCCCAAGCGCGACGCGCCCTCGATCGAGGACATGGGCGCCAAGGCCAATCGTTTCAGCGTCAAGGCTTATGTCGTCGGTGATAGTTTCGGTCCCGCGGCTGCGGCTCTGCTCGCCGCCTGCAACCGGTCCGGCGCCGGCACTCTGATCCTGCCGGTGACCGGCTCGGTGCAGGTCCGCTGCGACGACGCCGGCGCCTCCTCCGAGAAGAGTCGCCGCGGCTATACCGGCCTCGACCTCACCTTCGTGAAGGAAGGCGCCAGCACGGCTGCGCCCTTCGTCTCGATCCTCGGCAGCCGCCTTGCCCTGGGCTTTGCCCAGCAGCTCGGTTCGGTGCTCGGTCCCGCCGTTTCGGCCGCGATCGGGCGCCTGCCGCAGGGCTGGGCCGGCGAGGCCGTGCGGCAGGTCGCGCTCGACACCCTGGCCGCGATCGATGCCGGCAGGGTTTCCGCCAATCTTCCGGGCCTGCGCGCGGCCTCGCTCGCCGCCGCCCTGCCGGATGCCGCGCGCAGCCTCGATACCGCCCGGGGCCTCGCCGATTTCGGCACCACGCTCGCCACTACCCTGCGCCTATTCGGCGGGGACGAGGCCGACGACACCACGCTTCTCGCCCTGGAGGGCCTGGCCGAGCCGGTGCTCGGTACGCCATCCGGCACTTTCTCCGCTGTTGCCGCCGCCGAGGTGTCCAACACGATCGAGGCCGCCCGCGCCCTGGCTGCCTATGCCGAGGCCTGCGCCGGCGCGGCAGCCCGCGACTTCGCCTCGAGGCGCGAGGCCGTGCTCTGGCGCTCGCGCTATTCGCGCCTCGGCGCCAAGGTGGTCGAGGCGGCCGCCCAGGCGTTGGACGAGCCGAGCTATGTGATGGCGGCGGACATCCGCGGCAATGTGGTGTCACAGATCTCACGTTCGCTGGCTGACCTGGCGCCCACCATCAAGCCGAGTGCCAATCTCTCGCTGCCGTCGACCCTCTGGGCCTGGCGGCTCTATCGCGACCCGGCCCGCGCGGACGAGATCGTCGAGGCCAATGCCATCCCGCATGCCTCCTTCACGCCCCTGACCTTCGAGGCCGCCGCATCATGATCGACGAGATCGTCACCGTCATTGCCGGCTCTTCGGTGCTGTCGGGCTGGAAGCGTGTCGCCGTCGATCTCGGCGCCCGCCAGGCGGCGCGCAGCTTTCACTTGGCTGTCAGCGAGAACGAAGGCGCCTTTGCCGAGGCCTGGCAACTCGGCCCAGGCACCCCGGTCGAAATCATGGCCAATGGCGACCTGCTATTGAAAGGCTATGTCGACAACTACCGCCCGTCCTTCGGCGCCAATGAGCACGAGGTTACCATCGACGGCCGCTCCAAGGGGGCCGATGCGATCGATTCCTCGGCCCTGCACAAGACGGGCAAGTTTGATAACCAGACCCTGCTCGACATCGCCAAGCAGCTCGATTCCTCCGAGGTCGGCTATTCCTCGACCGAGAACCTCAAGCGGCTTTCCAAGCATCAGGTGCGACCCGGCGAAACCGTGTTCCAGAGCCTGGAGCGGCGCACTCGGCATGAAAAGCTGCTGATGGTCGGCAAGGCCGATGGAACGATCGCCTTCGAGAAGGCCGCCAAGCGCCGCGCCGCCGGCGCCCTGATCGAGGGCTACAACATCTTGCGGGCCTCGGCCAATCTCGGCATGCAGGGCCGTCACTCCAAGGTGCATGTCCGTGGCCAGAAGGCTCATGGCACCGGGGCCGCCGCCTTGCGGGGCGAAAAGACCTATGAGGACAAGGCCGTCAAGCGCAACCGGCCGCTGATCATCCTGCATGAGGGCGAGTTCGACGACGAGAGCGCCCAGGCCCGCGCCGAATGGCAGGTCAAGCGCGCCCAGGGTTGGGGCATCACCGCCGAGATCGTGGTGCAGGGCTGGCGCGACGATGCCGGCCAACTCTGGGATGGCAACACGCTGATCCCCGTGCATTCGCCCATGCTCAAGCTCGACCAGGACATGGTGATCGACAAGGTCACCCTGATTCAGGGTGGTGAGGGCGAGGGCACGCTGGCCACGCTGTCGCTGGTCGATCCCCGCGCCCTTGGCGGTGAGAGCGGCGGCGGCAAGTCGAACAAGGTCTGGAGCGGGCAATGAGCCGGGCAAGCCTGATCCGGGCCGAACTGGCCGACACCCAGGATGATGGAGAATTTCAGACCGGCAAGGCCTATGGGCTGGCCGGCGAGGAACTCGACAACGTTCTGCGCATCCAACATTTTGGGCTGACCTCGCACGCGCCGAAGGGCTCGGTCGGCATGCTGATGTCGCTGGGCGAGTCGCGCGAGCGCTCGGTACTGCTCGGCATGGAGCATGGCGGCTCGCGCCCGCGTAACCTGCCGGTCGGCGGCACCGCGCTTTATGACGCCTCCGGCAACATCGTGAAGATGATTGGCGGCGGAATGACCATCGCCAGCAAGGCCACGCTCGACATTTCCGCCGCCGGCGCCCTATCGATCGGTGGCGCCGGCCAGCCCGCCACCATCACGGTCGGCACGCTCACCATCATCGCCGATCACGTCGTCATTCGCTCCGCCGACATTAAACTCGGCGGGGAAGGGGCTTCGGCTCGCGTCGCGACGGAATCGGGCTTCTCCACCACCACGAAGGCCATCTGATGCCGCCGATCTATCAGGACGATGGCCTGACTGGCCCCTGGGATACCGAGTTTGCCGGCGCGGCCGGCGACTGGGTTCTGGCCTCGCCTGTGGCCGAGCCAGGAAATGCCGGCGGCCTTGCTTCGCTGAAGACGCTGGAAACGGCCGTCATCCTCTGCCTGTTCACCGACAAATACGCTACGCCAGAGGACGGCCTCGACCCTAGCGCCGATCCGCGCGGCTGGCCGGGTGACGGCTTCGACGTCCGGGGCGATCTCGGCGAGGCCGAACTCGGTTCCCATCTCTGGCTGCTGCGCCGGCGCGTCATCAATGACGAGACCGCCCGCCTCGCCGAGGACTATGCCCGCGCGGCCCTGCAGCCCCTGATCGAGCAGGGCGCCTTCGTGCGCTTCGACATCGCCGCCACCCCGTCGCCGGCCACCAATCGCATCGCGCTGATGATCAAGGGCTATGGCGATGACGGCCTCAACCTCTATGATCGCCGCTTCTCCCTGCTCTGGCAGCGCGAGGCGGGTGCGCCCGCGAGCCTGACCGCCATTGCGCCCAAGCCGCCGACCCCGACCGTGCCCGTGGTTTCCTACGACTCGGCGGCCACGGCTCTTTTCGCCCGCATGACGGTGCAGCCGGACGGCGTCCGCAAGGCGCTGATCAATTCGACGATCCTGTCCCTGAAAGCGAGCGGTGTGTGGGGCAAGTCGGATGCGATCTATGTCACCGCGGCCCATGATATCCAGGCCGCCTATCTCAACTGGAAGCAGGACCTCTACAACCTCACGCCAGTGAACAGCCCCATCTTCACGGTCGATCGCGGGTTTGCCGGGGATGGCGCGACGGCCTTTCTTGCGACCGGTATGCAGCCGGCAATTGCTGGCCTGAAATTCAAGCGCGATGACGCTCACATCTCATTCTATGATGGCACCGCCAGGGCTGCTGACGGCACGGTTCAAATGGGCGTATTTACTGGAACGTGCGCAACCTATTTGCAGACAAGGGGAATCGGCAGTCTGCTAAATACCGCCGTTAACGACAGCGGCTCGGCCGCCGGCGTGAGCAATGGAAGTAATCGGGGTTTTTACGGCCTCGATCGCGCGGTATCCAATCAAGTTCAGATCTTCAAGAACGGAACACTGGCCGGGCAGTCTGCGATGGTCAGCATCGCCCCGGCCAATACGGCTCAATTCTCCTTGCTCGCCGTCAGTGCAGACGGCGGCGTATTGGGTTTTAGCGCCGACCAGGTTGCCGCCGCCACCATTGGCGCAAGCCTTGGCGATCGGGGTCACGCCCAGCTCAACGCCGCCATCAATGATTATCTCTCAGCCATCGGAGCGGCGGTCTGATGCCCGGTCAAGCCTACATCGTGCTCGATGCTGTCCAGAAGGCGGCCGCGCTCGCGCTCAACAGTTCGAACGTCGTGGCCGTTGCGCCGCGGCTTGTCGACAACACTGAGGCCAACGACCTTGGATTCGGGTCGCTGGTTGGGCTTTTCGTCTTGCCGGCCCGGATTCTCGACGACTCCGCCTATGCGGCCTGGGCGCCGTTGCTCGGCTCTCTGCCCATCCATGACATGGACAGCGAAGCGCTGTTCCTGCCGTCGATTACCTTCCCGCGCCACCAGGAATAATTCATATGGCCTTTGACCTTCCGAGCCTCGCCGCCCTCGGCAAGCGGGTGCGCGAAGCCTTCCGCGCGGAATTGCCCGGGTCGGACGCCTGGCTCTGGCCGAACAACATCGCGGTGTCGGCCAAAGTGATCGCGCTGGCCTGCTATGAGCATTTCATCCGGCTCGGCTGGCTCTACCGGCAGATGTTCGCCACCACGGCCGATCGCGAGCACCTGATCCGCCACGGCGCCGAGCTGGGACTGGCGATCAAGGGCGCCTCCTTCGGCGAGGGCTTCGTCGACTGGACCGGCACGCCCGGCACGCCTGTGGCCACGGGCACCCTGTTCCAGCGCTCCGATGGCACGCAGTATCGGGTGGTCGACGGCGCGGTGATCTCCGCCGCCGGCACCGCCACCATCCGGGTCCGCGCCGTGGCGATCGGGCCGGGCTCCAATACCGATCCGGGCGCGGCCTTCACGCTCGGCGAGGTGCTGGCCGGCCTCGACCCGACCGGCTTCGTCAACGACCTCGCCATCGGAGGCGGCACCGACGAAGAGGATACCGAGGATTTTCGCGAGCGCGTGCTCTTCCGCAAGCGCAACACCCCCATGGGTGGTGCGCCTTCCGACTATGTGATCTGGGCCGGCCAGATGCCGGGCGTTACCCGCGTCACCGTCGGCCCGCTCGCCTTCGGCCTCGGCACGGTCGGTATCTGGTTCATGATGGACCGCACCTATGCCGACGGTCTGCCGCGCGGCACCGACGTGCAGGCCATGCGCGACCACCTCGCCACACTGGCCCCGGCCACGGCCATCGTCTGCGTGCTTGCCCCCAATCCGGTGCAGGTCGACATGGTGGTCAAGGGCCTCACCCCGTCCACCCAGGCTGTGCGCGACGCGGCCGTCGCCGAGATCCGGCAGACCTTCATCAAGCGCGGCGCGGTCGGCACCGGCTCGCGCCCCACGCTCTTTTCCCGGTCCTGGATTTGGCAGGCGATCGCCGGCGCCACAGGCGAGCAGCGCCACGAGCTGCTGCAGCCACCAACCGATATCGTGCTGCCGCGCGGTGCGGTCGCGGTGCCCGGCACGATCGCCTGGCAGGGGTAAGATATGACGCTGCCTTGTCCAACCACCGACGACCTCGAGCCACAGATCCTTGCTTTGCTGCCGCGCGGCATGGCTTGGGGTACCGACGAGGCCGAGGGCGACCCGGCCGCCACCTCGCCGCGGCGCGGCTATTGGCGGGCTTTCGCCAGCGTGCTCGCGTATCTCAATCAACGCATCTGCGCCCTGGCCGAGGAGTTCCACTGCGCCACGATCAATGAATCGCTGCCCGACTGGCTGATCGAATACGGCCTGCCGGACGCCTGCGACCCCTCCGGCGGCGATCTGTGCACCAAGCTCGCCATGGAAGGCGGCGCCCGCGTCACCGACCTCGAGCAGGCCTGCGCCCGCTACGGCTTCGACGTCGAGATCTACGACCCGGCACCACTGGCGCGCATCGCCGATCACAATGCTTCGCTGCCCTTCGGCCTGCCCTGGCCGATCGGTTCGCTCGACAGCCAGACCGCCGGCCTGCTGCCGGGCGTGAGCTTCAACCTACCGATCGATCTCCCCTTCAAGCCGAGCGAGGATGCGGCCCTTGCCGGCGACATGATGGCGGGCTGCGACCTGATCGGCTGCATCGACGGCTGCGGCGGAGACCCCAACTATCTCGCCGCCCAGCGCGAGCCCATCATCGAATGGGCCTATTCGCTCAAGGCGACCCTGTCACCTTCGACCTCAGCCAGGCTCGGCATCGAACCGGAGGCCGCCGCCGGCTGCTTCATCGCGGGCTGCAGCTTCGTCGAGTATCAGCCGGACTTCTCGGCGATCGAATGCATCCTCGACCGCATCAAGCCGGCTCACACCCGCATCGTCTTCGAATCCCTCTGACATCATCGGAAAACCCGTCATGGCTGCAACCGCCTTCGGCCCGCAGGGGCCGAATTTCACGACCGTGCGCCCCGCGACCGACCCGCTCGCCTCTGCCCTCGACACCTGGTTCAAACCTTGCAGCTCACCGGGTGTGCGCGACGGCACCATGGGCACTGCCTCCTGGTTCAACGTGATGACCGCGCAGTTGCGTACGCTGGTCAAGACAGCCGGCATCACCCTCAACGATGCCGACGACACCATGGTCTATACCGCCATCGCCAAGATGATCGCCGATGCCGGTGGCGCAGGCTTTTCCTCCACCCCCGGTACCGTGATCTGAGGCCGCCATGCCCGTTCTTTCCCCCACCCTCGACCGCATCCTCGCCAAGACCGGCACCGGCGGCTATGCCGACTATTTTCCAGTCGACATGTTCGCGGCCGTGCTCGCCGCCTCGAATATCCTCGACGTGGCGTTGTCCGATGCCGCTCCCGGCGACACATCCAAGCTCTGGTTCGATCCGGACAATGCGACGCCTTCCTCGGGCGTCTACAAGGTCTGGGATGTACCGACCTCGGCCTGGGTGCCGCTGACGCCCCTACGCTTCATGCAGTGGCTGGTGAAGCGCGGCGGCCAGAACATCCCGACGGGCTCGATCCAGGCCTATGGCGGCGTCGCCCCGCCCTCGGGCTGGCTGCTTTGCAATGGCGCCGCCATCAGCCGCGCCACCTATGCCGAACTCTTTGCCGTCATCGGCACGTCCAACGGCGTCGGTGACGGTACCACCACGTTCAATCTGCCTGATTATCGCGGCGAGTTCCTGCGCGGCGTCGACACCATGGGCACCGCCCGCGGCGCCGATCCTGGCCGCGTCCTCGGCAGTGCCCAAGGCGGGGCGATCGAAAGCCATCGCCATGCCAGTTTCGACATGGGCAGCGGCCGCGTCTGGAACGATGCCGGCGGCGTGGCCGTCGGCCCCGCGGCATCGGGCAGCGCCTTGAGCGCGGCCTATACCGGCGTCGGCAGCCGACCGAGTGTGACCACAGGTTACACCGGCGCCACCGAAACCCGTCCGCGCAACGTTGCGGTTACCTACCTGATCAAGGTCTGACGCATGAGCACCGCTTTAACGCCGGCCAAGGGGCGCGTCGCCACCGTCCGCCCGCCGATTCCGTCCGGACGCCCGACCGAGGATCGCTGGTTCACCGACGAGACCGTGCCCGGCGCCCGCGACGGCACTATCGTCGACCAGGTCTGGTTCAACACGGTATCGGCCGTGCTGCGCTCGGTCATCCGCGGCGGCGGCGTCACGCCAGACGATGCCAATGGCGACATGCTGCTGCAGGCCATCAGCGCCATCGCGCTCGGCCAGGCCGTCGGCATGGCGATCGATGCCTCGCGCATCACTTCCGGCCTGCTCGATCCCGCCCGCATCCCCGTGCTGGCCGCCGATGCCCCGGTGATCTCCTCCGGCGACCTCACGGCCCTTACGACGCCCCAGCAGGCGGCGATCGCCACAGGCACCATCGTGGCCACGACCGACGGGCAGCGCTGGATCTACAAGGGCACGGGCTCGAAGACGGATTCTGCCAGCTACATCACGCTGGCCGACGTGACGCCCGACTGGTCGATGATCACCGGCAAGCCGGTGGCGCAGGATTATCGTGTCCTGACCGGCCCGCCGCTGAAGGCCTATTCGGCCGACGTCACCCTCGCCAAGGCCGATACCGGATCGCTCATCCAGCTCAGTGGCGGAACTACCACGATCACGACCATGCCGGACAACACAACCGGCACGCAGTCCTGCCTCTATTTCATCTTCAACACCACGGCCGTCGCCAAGACGCTCAAGGTCGCGGCAAATAACTTCATCTATTCCTCCGCCGGCGTCTCCGCCTCGGCAGGCACCTTCACGCTGCAGCCGAATAGCTGCTGCCTGATCATGGCCGCCAATTGGGATTGGCACGTCTTCGAAATCCGCAAGGTCGGGACCTCGGCAAACAGCGTGGTCGCGCTTGATGCCTCGGCTCGCTTGCCGGCTGTCGACGCTTCCCAATTGACGGGCCTGCCGGCAAGCATCTCCGTCCCCGTTCGCCAGACGGTGCTTTCCGGCCCCGCTACCAACGGCCTGCCGAGTTTCCTGCCGGCCACGTCTGGGACTCTCAGCCTCACCAGCCAGAATGTCGCGGCAGGTACGTCAGCCCTCGTCGTCACGGCTGCGAATGGCTTCGGCGCGAACGGCGCCGTCAATCTCGTCGGACAGGCCACGAGCAACCTGACATGGTCGGGCCTGGCCGCCTCGACCACGAACTATCTGGGCGTGACGATCAGCGGTGGCATCCTCACGCCGTTCTCGACCACGCTTGCCCCGATCTATCAGTTCGGCGGGACGATCTCGACCGCCAACGGGCAGTACAGTTTCGATATCGTCGGGATGCAGATGTATCTCGGCAACGGGACGGTGGCCAACCCGGTGAATGCCTGCTTCGTCGGCGAGGCCGCGACCAGTGCTTCGGCCGTCACCTCGTCGATCGCCTATGCCTATCGGCGTGCCTATCGCTATGTCGATACGGGATCTTTCCCAAGCGCCGGCACGGCCGTTTCCAAGGCGCATAATCTCGGCACTTCCGTGGGGCTCGTCGGCACCCTCAGCCTTGTCTGCGCGGTAGCAGAGGGCGGGTTTAACGTCGGGGATGTTGTAACCCATATCGGAATGGCGTCGGCAGGCCCGTGGTACTCACCTCTCAGCCTGGGCCTGGACAATTACAACGCCAAGTTCGCTTCGGGCTCAAACGTTGCGTTCCTCATTGCCAATCCCACGAACGGCACCGTTTTGACGGCACCCACGCTGTCAAGGTGGCGCTACGTCATCCAAATATCGAGCATCTGGTAACCCGCCATGTGGATCAACACGCAAACCGGCCTGCTCTACGAGGGCGATTGCCTGGCCGGCGATCGCGAGGCGAGCCTTGCGGAGATGGTGGTGCAACAGGCCGCGCGAAACCGCACCAGGCTTGACGCCATGACTGTTTCAGCCTTTCAGGCTCAGGCTGCCATGGCAGTGGCGCAGGCCAAGGGCATCACGGATTTCGATCTGCTGGCCAAGGTGCAGGCCATCGTCGCCGCACTCTCCGATCCGGTCGTGCTTCTGGCCTGGAACAAGGCAACCGAGTTCCGGCGGGACTCGGAGACGATCGCGGCCCTGGCTTCTCAGGTGCCGTTGACCGCCGACCAACTCGACCGGCTTTTCGAGTTGGCGGCAACGATTTCCGCCTGACCGGCGCAAGGGTTTCCCTCCTACGAATCAAGGCTCGTCATGTTCTCCATCCTGCTTGCCGGGGCGTTGTCGCTCGCCTTCGCCCTGGTCAATCACATTCGCGGCGGCGGCGGTTTGTTCGGTCCTCGCTTCGTCGCCCTGCTGCAGCGCATTCCCGGCAATGGCGACGTCACGGCCGCGCCCCTGGTCGCCCTGCTGGCCTTGCTGGCGGGCTTCCATGGACCCTCAGCCTTCCTCTTCGCCCTGGGCTGGCTGGCCTGGTCGACGCCCGCGTGGGGCTTTCTCCAGGGGCTGGGACGCGGCCCCGGGCCGATCGAGATCCGAGCGCCGTCCTGGTATGAGGCGCTCTTCATCCGCTGGTCGTTTGGCAGCCCGCATCTGGCGTTCGGCTACCGCACCACGCTGTTCCTGATCCCGACGGCGGTCTGCTTCGGCTGGCCCTGGCTCATGCTTGGCCCGCTGCAGGTCGCGGCCTATGAGGTCGGATGGCGGCTCCGGCCTTCGGGCGGCATCGCCCCCGGCGAACTTATGACAGGCGCCCTCTGGGGTGCCTTTTTGTTGGTGGCAGGGGCGGGGCCATGAGGCTCGTCCCCAACTGGCGCGCCGTGCTGCGCCGGGCCTGGAGCATGCACCTGTTGCTGCTCGCCGGGCTGCTGTCCGGCCTCGAGGCGGCGCTGCCGTTTCTCCCCACCTGGCTGGCGATTCCCGATCGCCTCTTCGCGGTGTTGACCGGCGTCACGGTCGCCGCGGCTTTCGTTGCTCGCCTCATCGCCCAGAAAGGAATTACCCATGCCGACCCAGAAGATCCGGGCGAGTAAGCGCGCCGCCGGTGCCATAGCGGCGGTGATGTCGATCGCCACGGCGATCGGCGGTGTTTGGTACGTCCGCCAACCCGGCGGCGAGACCGCGCCCGCCGCCGTCGTTCTCGCGGGCGACACCCTCATCAAGCCCTGGGAGGGGACGGAGCTTCGCGCCTATTACGACCGTGTCGCCCGTCCGCCGGTCTGGACGATCTGCAGCGGCGATACCAGCAATGTGCGGGCCGGCATGGTCGAAACGCCGGCCGGCTGCAGCAGGCGGCTGAAAACCCGTCTGGCCAAGGAGTTCTATCCCGGCCTGAAAGCCTGCATCGCCGGCTTCGAAACCAAGCCGGTCGCCTGGCAGGCGATGATGATCTCGCTGGCTTGGAACGTCGGTGTCGGCGGTGCCTGCAACTCCTCGGCCGCCCGCCTCGGCCGCGCTGGCCATTACCAGGCCAGCTGCCTCGCCGCGACTGCCTTCAACAAGGCGGGCGGGCGCATGATCATCGGCCTGGTCAAGCGCCGCGAGATGGGCGACGCCACGCGCATCGGCGAAGCCGAGCTTTGCGTGTCGGGGCTCTGACATGTTCGCCACCGCACTCGCCTTCCTCACCACCTCCAAGCTGGGCCGGGCTCTCGGCATCGCCGGGCTCGTGATCCTCGTGCTCGGCGGCGTCTATCTCGCCGGCCGCCGCGATCAGGCCCGCAAGGCCGAGATCGCCGCCCTCGAGGCCAGGCTCGCCACCACCAAGGCGGATCTCGACATCACTAACTCTCTCGCCGGCATCGCCGCCGACGAGGCGCAGGCCGCCGAGCGGGCCGCCGCTCAAACCCGGGACAAGATCGATGACTATGAAAAGGCCCTGGCCGAGCGGCCCGATGCTCGCTGTGCTCTTGGCGCTGACGATGTGCGCCGGTTGCGTGCGATCAACCCCACCCCTTGAACGATCGTTGCCGCCGGCGCCATCGCTTATGGCGCCGGTGCCCGTTCCTGGGATTCGCGAGGGCCAGGATGCCCGCCTTCTTGCGGCCAGAGCCCTCGGATCGACCGCCGCGGCCAATGATCGGCTGAAGCGGTCCCGCCGCTGGTACGAGCAGGTCCGCCGGTGCTTCGCCGCCCCCCAGACCCCCGATTGCAGGAAGGAAACCAAGCCTTGAGCGACAGCGGCGAAAAGGAACATTGGAGCGTCGACAAGAAGATCCCGGCCGCCCTGGTGATCACCTTGCTCCTGCAGACCGGCGGCATTGTCTGGTGGGTGTCTTCGCTCAACAGCCGGGTGACCGTGGTCGAGGAAAAAGCGATCGCCACCCGGCTCGACATCGACAAGCTCAAGGATGTCAGCGGCGAGGCAAAGGAACGCTTCGCCCGGACTGAAACCACCCTGATCTCCGTGGTGGAAACCACCAGGCGGGTCGAGTCCAAGCTCGACCGGCTGCTCGACGAGCGCCAGCCAGGGCGGGCCAACGGCCCGCGCTGACACCGAACGCCCCCAATCCCGCCGCCGCCAATCCCCATCACAATCGGAGCCTGCCATGACCTCGCGCCCCTCCGCGCGTGTCGCATCCGTGCGCGCTTTTCTTGCCTACACCTCGGCCGTGCTTGTCGTTGCCCTGACGGCTCTTCTCATCTTGGCAACCGCCAACACGCCTGCTCGCGCTGAGATCCAGTGCATCCCCTTCGCCAATGCCCAAGCCCGGGCCGTTGGCTTCGTCTCGGCCTATGGTGGCCAGGTGCATCACCTCGATGCGGCGCAGCTCGCGCTCTATGCCGGCATCATCCACCAGGAAAATCCCGGCGTCGATCTTTCCGGAGACGAAGCGATCGCCGTCGACATCCCGGGCTTTGCCGGTTCCCTCGCCATCAGCAGGGGAGGGCAGGCCTGCGGCGGCTACGCCGTGCGGCCGGACCTGCACAAGCGCGCCCTTATGGCTGCCCTGGGGAGGCCCTCCTGATGGGTCGCGTTCGCGGTAAGCATCTCACGCCTTCGGAAACGGCGGCGCTCGAAACCCTCATCCTGGCGGGCACGCTGCCCACCCTTGCTGCCCGCCAGCTCGGCATCGGCGAGCGCACCGGCCAGGCCGTAGGGCGGCGCCTGCGTGCGCAAGGTCGCCTGTTGGACTCGGCCACTCCACCGCCTACGCTAGCCGCCGAACCGGCCCCGCCCGCCGATCCGGTCGAGGTGCGCCGCTTGCGCGACCGCGCCGAGGCCGAGCGCAAGGGCCGGACCGAGGCCGAGCGTCGCGCCGCCAAGGCCGAGGATCTGCGCGCCGCCGTGTTCGGCCTCACATCCGAGCCGCTCGAGCCGGTGCATTTTTCCGTTCAACCCGGCGGCACCGGCCAGGCCGAGACCATCGTGCTCCTTCTCTCCGATCTGCATTGGGGCGAGGTGGTGGAGCTGGCCCAGCTCGACGGGCTCAATTCGTATGATCGTGCCATTGCCGCCGCCCGCTTCGAGCGCTGGGTGCGCGCCGTCATCGATCTCGCCACCCGCCATTGGTCCGGGCCGCCGCCGGAACGGATCATCCTCAATCTGGGCGGCGACCTGATTTCCGGCGAGATCCATGCCGAGCTGGCCCGCACCAACGACGCGCTGGCCATCCCCGCCGTGCGCGACCTTGCCGGCCATCTCATCGGCGCCATCAAGGCATTCCGCCGCGAGATCGGCTGCCCGATCGATGTCGTGTCGGTCGGCGGCAATCACGGCCGCTCGACCTTCAAGCCCGAATCCAAGCAGATGGCCGAAACGAGCTATGACAGCCTCGTCGCCACGCTGCTGGAAATGGCGCTGCAGCACGAGCCTGGCGTCACCTTCTATGTGCCGAAATCCCCCGATGCCGTCTTCACGGTCTATGGCTGGCGAGTGCTCGTCACCCATGGCGACCGCATCGGCTCGCGTGGCGGTGCTGGCTTCATCGGCCCGGCCGCCACGGCTGCGCGCGGCTTTAAGCGCCTGATCGCGGACTATGCCACGCGGCGGGTTCACATCGACCTCATCCTCGCCTGCCACTTCCATACCCCGCTGATGCTGGAAGAGGGTTTCGTCAACGGTTCGCTGCCGGGCCCGACGGAATACAGCCGCGACGGCCGCTTCCGGCCGCATCCGGCACAACAGCTCTTCCTCACCATGCACCCGCGCCGGCGCGTCGCCCAGGTGCGCTGGATCGAGGTTGGCCGGCCGGAAGAAGGCACCCTCTACGAGCCGCCACCCGACACGGGGCCGCAGCGCCCGAAATATCGTGTGCCAGCCGTTCGCGAGGTGGTGGCATGAGCGCGCCCGTCTTCAAAGTTGTCGGCCTCTGCGGCCTTGCGGGCAGCGGCAAAACCACGGCCGCCCAGGCCCTCGAGGCCTATGGCTTCACGCGCCTGCCCTTCGCCGGGCCGCTCAAGGCGATGTGCCGGTCGATCCTCTCGGCCCGGGAAATGGCCGGCGACCTCAAGGAGGCGCCGAGGAAGCGCCTTGGCGGCAAAAGCCCGCGCCAGTTCATGCAACTGCTTGGCACCGAGTTCGGTCGCGATCTCATCGGCCCCGACTTCTGGGTCGACCTTTGGCTCGAATCGGTCGGCGAGGCCGGGCTGGAGGCGATCGCCGCCGATCTCGATAGCGCCCTTGTCGTCGCCGATGACGTGCGCTTTCCCAATGAGGCGGCCGCTATCCATAGCCTCGGCGGCGTGGTGGTTCGCATCGAGCGGGATGGTGCCGGCAGTTCGACCGGTGCCGATCACCCTAGCGAGGCCCTGGACTTCGAGCCGGATCTTGTCATCCGCAATGTCGGCAGCGAGGTGGACTTCACCGAGGCGGTCGCCGACGCCATCGCGGACTATGCCTGGAGCTAAAGTGTGTCCGGCTGGTCATCGAACCAGCCGGAACGCCAGTCGAACGATCTCGGGACTTTCTCGGGACTTTTTGTCCGGAACCGGCTTTTTCAGCCGTTCTTGTTCCCGTTGCGTTCGCCTGCCGTCATTGGAAGTGCGCCGGTAAGGTATTGATTTCTTAGGGGGTTTTGGAGCGGGCGATGGGAATCGAACCCACGACATTCAGCTTGGGAAGCTGACGTTCTACCTCTGAACTACACCCGCGTAGCGATTGCTGCGATCTTGTAGCCTGTTTCTCGGGCGTGGATCAAGGCCACCCACACGCTTTTCATTGGATGTGACAAGGCCCGGCACAAGGCCGGGCCTGACGATCTCGCAATCATTCGCTCATAGCGCCGGTTCACGGCGCCAGCCCGTATCGACGAATCTCAGCTGTAGACCTTGAAGCGATCATTGTCGCTCATGAAGTTCTTCTCGGGGAAGGGCTGCTCGTTGGAGCCGAAGGGCATCTGGGCGCGCAGCTTCCAGGACGTCGGCACATGCCATTCCTTCTGCACGGCCTCGTCGACCAGCGGTGCATAGTGCTGCAGGCTGGCGCCGATGCCATGCTCGGCCAGCGCCGTCCACACGGCGAACTGGGCCATGCCGCCGGACTGCTCGGAGAAGGCTGGGAAGGCGTCGGCATAGAGCGGGAACTGCTCCTGCAGGTTCTTCACCACATTCTGGTCCTCGAAGAACAGCACGGTGCCAGCGCCGGCGGCGAAACTGTCCATCTTGGCCTCGGTCGAGGCGAAGCTGTCGGCCGGCACGATCTTGCGCAGGATCTCCTTGGTCAGGTGCCAGAACTTGTCGCTCTGCTTGCCGAACAGGATCACGGCGCGCGAGCTCTGCGAGTTGAAGGAGGAAGGTACGTGCTTGATCACGTCCTGGATCAGCAGTGAGATCTCTTCCTGGCTCTTGGGCAACGTCTTGCCCAGGGCATATTGCGTGCGGCGGGTCTTGATATGGTCGATAAAGGTCTTGGACAT